AAACCATGAAGCAGCTACTCCAGCACCTGCTGAACAGAAAGCCAAAAGAACACCGCACCGAGGTGGTGAAGGAGATTCCGGTTGAGAAGAAGATGGTATTTGTCGGCAGCATCATCCCCGGCGATGGACATAAGATCTGGGAATGGGACAGCAACACCAACGAGATTAGCCTCGCCAAATTTGAGGCGCATGTGACCCTTGGCGGCGGCAGTAAATCCCGCGTGATCACAAAAGACGGATGCCTGTACTGCTCCGCCCTTAACCGAAAGAATGCCGAAAAGCAGTTCCGCAGAAAGGTGGTGGCAATCATGGAGGAGCTAACTAAAAAAGGCAATTAATGTTTCAGTGGGCGAAGTACGACATCGACATCTCAAAGGTGGCCGGCGGCAAGACTTTCTGCCCCAAATGCCATCATACCCGCAAGCATCGCCATGACCGGTCGCTCTCCGTCGACGTTGAGACCGGACTATTCAGGTGCCACAACCATCCATGCGATTTCAAGGGATTCGCCGGCGATAAGTACGTCAAAAGGGAGGCCAGGGAATACATCCGCCCGCAGAAGCGCATTCAGCATCTGAGCGATGATATTGTCGCCTGGTTCGAGGGCGTAAGAGGCATCAGCAACAACACGCTGCTGCGCATGGGCATCACGGAGACCCTGGAGTGGATGCCGCAGGTGAACGACAAACTGCTGTGCGTATGCTTTAACTACATCCGGGATGAGCAGCTCATCAACATCAAATACCGGGGACCGCAAAAGGAGTTCAAGATGGTCAGCGGTGCGGAACTCATCTTCTACAACCTTGACGCCATCAAGCACGAGCGGGAATGTATCATAGTGGAGGGCGAGATTGATGTTCTTACCGCCGTGGAATCCGGGATATTCAATGCCATCTCGGTGCCGAACGGCGCATCGCTTTCATCCAATGCCAAACTGGAGTACCTGGAAAACTGCTGGGAGTACTTTGAGGTGATGGACAAGATTGTCATCGCCACCGATGGTGACCAGGCAGGCCATGCCCTGCGTGATGAGCTGGCTCGCCGTCTTGGAAAGCACAGGTGCTACAAGGTGGAATATCCTCAAGGCTGCAAGGACTCCAATGAGGTGCTGCTCAACCACGGAAGGGACGCGGTCAAGAAACTATTTTCGGAAGCCAAGCCGTTCCCGGTGGAAGGCGTTGTGACCCTTGAGGACATGTACGATGATGTGCAGGAGCTGTACACAAATGGATACCCGCCCGGTCTCAAGGCGGGCATCGACGGCTTTGATGAACACGCCTCCTTTAACCAGAGCAACGGGGAGCTGTGGATTGTGACCGGTAGTCCGGGATCCGGAAAGAGCGAGTTCGTAGACTGGATCATGGCTCAGATGCGGATCAAACATGATTGGAAGTGGGGCGTGTTCAGTTTTGAGACACAGCCGCCTGCCATACACGTCACCCTGCTCATGCAGAAGATTGTCGGCAAGTCGTTCCAGCCGAGGGCGGATGCCAACAAGATGATGCTCCGGCATGAGGCCGAGTATGCGGCAGGCATGATAGACGAGCATTTCTTCTTTGTCAACATCGACGAGACCGAGTTCACCATTGACGCCATACTGGAGAAGTGCAGGATGCTTGTGGTTCAGCGCGGCATCAATGGTGTGGTCATCGACCCCTGGAACTATATTGAGGCCGCCCTGGAACCCGGGCAGAGCGAGACGCAGTACATAAACCAATGCCTCAAGAAGATAAAGGTCTTCACCCGCAAGTACGGCGTGCATATCTTCCTCATCGCCCACCCTACCAAACTGAAGAAAGAGAACGGGAAGTACGAGGTTCCGACCATGTACCAAATCAGCGGCAGCGCACACTTTTTCAATCATGCCGATAACGGGTTCGCCGTATGGAGGGATTTTGAGACCGGAGTGGTGGAGATCCACATCCAAAAGATTAAGCGGTCATGGCTTGGGCAGCTCGGAAGGATCGAGTATCTGTTCGACACCCAAACGAGGCAATACAAGAAGACCCATAATTGATATGGGTCTTTTGCTTATTTGAAGAAGTCCAGTTTCTTTAGTTCCGATGCTTTTTCCTGTGGTGTCATCTTGTTGTAATGATCCCAGGTATTCCGGCTCATGCCTAACATATCCCCTGCAATCTCATAAGGGATATGGTTTCTCTGCATATTCGTTGTGATGCTTCTTCTTGCCGTATGCGATGTTACAAGCCTCCATTTCTCAGTGGTGATCTCATGTATGACACCGGCCCGGTCTTTCTTAATTGTCACCTTCTCGTTGATGCCTGCCAGTCGGCATATTTCCCGGATGGTAATGTTCATATTTGATATGGCGATGGCAGAAACAAACATGCCTTTGTTTTTTTCAAGCAGTTCCTTTAGTTTAGGCATGATAGGAATCACGACTATCTTTTTGGTCTTTTTGTTCATCAGCTGGATGGTATCTCCGACAATGTTATCTGGCTTCAGTTTCTCGGCATCACTGAATCTAAGTCCGGTATAATACATCGTCAACCATAAGTTCCGGTATTTCACAAGTCTTTCGTCATGCGAGAGATCGACATTGTGTATGCGTTCAATTTCCTCCTCGGTTAGGAATATCTTCTGCACCTTTCTGTTCCTTTGGCTCATCTTAACATCACTGAGCGGACCGCTGTACTCTCCAAGTTTTGTCAACTCATTGATCAACACCTTGAATTTATTCATGACCAATGTCGTGCTATTGAACGACAGTTTTCTGGAGAAACAATAGTTCTTAAAATTTGTAATGTCATTTTCAGTTATTTCATCAAGCGATCTTCCTTCAAAATATTTGATGATCTTTTTGTAGGCAATCATGAATGTCTTGATTGTATTGTCGGTGTATCTGTTGCCGGCCGGCGTCAGTATCTCTCCTCGTCCCATCTTTTGGATGATTGTAAACAAGGATTTAGACAGATCCCTTTTCTCTGCTTTCACACTTTCCTCGCCGGAGATGATTGCCAATATATCCGACTTCATTATGAGGCCATCCTTCATGCGTGTATTGAGCAGAAGGTTGTCTATGGTCGAGCGGATGTATCGCATGTATGCCTCCGCGGTTTCCACTGACGCCCTATCCTTTGGGTGGACCCCCTTGTATGATACCCAGCCATCCTTCCATGCGGATGTCGGTATGATCTTCCCTATTGATTTTCTGATGCGGCCATCGGAGCAGTAGCCTTGTATCCAAATTGCTGATTCTTTGTCCGATGTATCACGGAGATAGAAAGTGATTTTCATTGCTGCTTTTTTGGTTTTTTTTGGACTTTGGTCACGATTTTTAGTCACACAATGTGACCAGGTTGATTTATGTGACCGTAGTGTGACCAAATATACTACGTAAATTCAATTCTAAAAAAGAAATAAGTAAATTAGTTATCCGATTTTCAGGCTAAATAACCAGTATATGTTGTATTTGCGTATAATTACAAGTCGAGTCGCTAATTAATAAATATATGATTGTCAATAACTTATACGCATCTGTGACCGCAGTGTGACCAAAAATCAACTTTGTATTCCAAGCTTCAGAGAATCATCTATTTCAGTGGTGAATTCACCCTCATAACAGGAGATTTCCTCGCCTTGATTTACCAATGTAAAGATAGGGCCATTTGGAGATATAGCAATTCCTATCAGCAAAAAAGGTGACTGTTCGGGGTCTGTTTTAAGGTAAAGCGGCTGATACCATTCCAGGTCGAATTTGAATTTTATTGGCATACGAAATGCTTTAATGTTAAGGTGAATGTCACCCTTCCAACACATCAGCCTTATACCAACCTTATCGTCCAGAAATCATCAGCAAGGTTCGGGTCTGTCACATAATCATATGGAAGGTAGCAATGGCCCCTGTCGCCCCATCCGCTACCCCATGAATTGCGGATGATGAACTCCCTCCTATCGTCATCATACCCCACACAAAAGACGGCGTGTCCGCCCAGCATTTGTTCTCCCGGCTTCGGCATTGGCACGACCCCGGTCCTTGCGACCTCCTCAGACTCTATCGTCTCATACACGGAGAACCCAAAGACAAATCCGTAGCCATCGGCAAGGCACTGCTTCAGGTCACGCAGAACCCGGTTGTCGAGTCTCAGGTATTCCCTGACCGTACTTTTTTTGGCATCCTTATAGGCGGCAACGGCAGGCTTCTTCTTGAACTTTGTGATGTCATAGGGCCATAGGGTCTCCTCGCAGACACCCTGCTTGGCCATCGTCTTGATGCCATCCCGGATATAGGCCCCGGAATCCGAATTGATCGTGCCGATGATGGCCCGCTCATTATAATATATAAATAGCCGGGATGGCTTTGTCGCCTTGAGTTTTTGACGTACCCTGCCGAAGTCGTATGCGGAGCCGAGGGCATTGGCAGTGCATGATCCCAGTGCGCCCTGGTCGTAAACCAGTGAATGAAGGGAGCGGAGATCGACTTTCTTTGGGAGCGCACCCTTGACCATGCCGCTGAATTTCAGATCCCTGATGTCCGGTATGTCCGGCAGCCATCCGTACTTGTAGTTTTGCGGCATCGCTAATATATTTTGTAGTCCTGGATCTGAAAGTTGCGCACCTGCACCTTCTTGTTCTGGAACACCTTGATATGCGCAAAGCCGTGCTGATAATTTGAGACCAGCGGATTGTAGTCCGGCTTGAGTTCACACAGGCATCCGGTCGACCATGTGCCGGTTATATCGCCATCCATGTTGACCTCGGTATGGCTGCTGTGCCTGTGGACGTGTCCTATGATCACGCTCTGCTTGGCCTTCATCCAGGCGCCTCTTGAACTATTCACGGGACTGAAGAATCCGCGCATGAGGTGATGGCCGTGCGTGATGGACAGGTTCCCGGCCTTGACATGGATCTTGTCGTCGATGATCACTACGCCTTCCTCGTTTAGCCTGAGGCGCTGCTCCAGGTGGTAGTATTCGTCATCGAATATTTCATAGACTTTTGTCATCAGCCACTTCTCGTACCTGACGCAATGGTTGCCCTTTAGCCAATAGATGGCAGCCTCCGGGAATGTCCTTCTGAATATGCGAAGGACCTCCTTGGCGGTATCGAGTTCGTATTTCACACTGCGCTTGCGGGGATCCTTGTCGAACTTACTCAGCATGTGGAAGTCTATGAGGTCGCCGTTGATGAAGATGCAGTTGATGTCATTGTCAAGGCCGTAGTCAAGTGCAATCTCAATGGCCTTGACGTCGTGGTACGGGATGTGCAGGTCGCTTATGAGCAGTATGTTGTTGCAGGACTCGGGAAGTAGGAACGGCTTTCGGTCCGCCCGGCTTGACTCCGGGATGTTGTACGGCGCCCTGGGTCTTTCTGGCCCCATGAGTGCTAACTTTTTGGGGGTAGGCTTCCCAATTTTGAATTCGATATACCTTAGTGCGCTTCTTGCCGCCTCAACACCGGAAAACAAAAGAGGGTTCTCCTTTGCCATGATCCTTGCGAGCTTGAGTGTCGGCATCTTATTGCCGTATTTTTCACGATACTCCCTGGCAAGATTGGTAATGGTGAATTTCTCAGACATTGGATTGTTTTCAGTTGCCGATCAGCAAACCAAGGATAAAGGCCACAAGTATTCCGAACCAGCCAGTCTCTTTGCTTTTCTTGTGGCGACTTTTCTCCTCGGTATATTGCGTCGATATTTGTTTTATCGTGCTGTCGGCGGATTTGTATTTCACGGTTTGCGAATCGATAATCACGTCCTTGATGGCAATGATGCTGTCCTTGATTTCTATGGTTTCATTCTTCGCCGTGATGAACCTGGTGTACTGGGAGTCCAGGTCCACAATCGCCTGGGACAATATCCCGTACTGCTCGGAGAGCGAGTCGCAGGACTGCAACATCCTGAGGGTGTCAAGCGCCTTCTTGGCATCGCGGTATAGTATCGCAAACTTGTCGGCCTTGTTTTTATTCGCTATGGTTTCCCTGCGCAGCGAGTCGCGCTGCATCTCCAGCAGACCAATGGTGCTGTCGTTGAGCTTGAGCGAGTCCATAAATTCCCCAATGCGGATATTGTAGTCCTCTAAACTCTGCTCATACGCCTTCTTGAGCATGTCATATTGCTGCTGGGTGATGACAGGCCCGTTGTCCTTGTCAGGGTGACAGGACTTCCAGACGAACAGCGATGTGAAAAGGATGCCTACGCAGATTAAAGTGTACTTTAGGTATTGACCAAGGTTCTTCATGGCGCATATATGAAACCGATCAGGTTGAGTCCGGATCCGGTCTGGTTAAAGAGTAGCGGTCTGCTTTTTCGCATTACGTATAACCCTTCCCTTGCCCCCGATGCGTTTGTGTTGCCCTCTATTGTCGGGAACTTACCCGTGGCCGCATTCATGCCGCCGGTGACAATTCCGATATGCCCCTGCCACCCTGTTCCATAGCGCCATACCACAAGCGCACCGGGCCTGGGGACTGCACCGGTCTTGAAGATGTTGGAACCCTTGAAATTCGCCCATGTCGCCGTGGCGGATGGACTGAATAGTTTATCAAGAGCCGGCGCAAAGGTGCTTGGCTTCCCAAACGCCCTCTTCCATACCAGCTCAGTGAAGTATGCGCACCAGGACTGCCCCTTGTCCCAACCCACCATGCGCATCTGTGCCTCGAATTTTGAATCAACGAAACCTGCATTACCCGGTATCTCCTGCTGACCCAGGTATCCTTCGGCGACCGATATGATCTTATCCTGGAGGGTCATTTCATTTCGATTTTAATCTCATGCGGAGCAGCCTTGTTACCGCCGAAGTAGGTGTGCAGGGTGTAGCCTATCAATTTGTTGAAGTCCGATACCCGGATGATCTTGTAGGTTGATTTGTTCTGCTGCCTTACAGTGAAGATGTAGTTCTTGAATCCTACCTTGATTTCGCACTTGACGTACTCTCCGATGCCGACGCTGGCCACAAGCTGCGTAAGCCTTTCGCCACGATCATAACAGTACGCATGCAGTTCTATCTTCTCGGTTTCCGGGTTATAGACCCATCCGAACCTCGCCGAGTACCGGTGCAGATGTGGCAAATAGCCGACACCAAAGAGCTTGTTGATGTCACCCTGGTCGCCATCGCCAAGTATGTACTTTGCCGAGGCATGGAAATACACGGTCTTTCTGAATACCCTGCGCAGTGTCAGCATAGGGAAAATCGGGAAGAACCAATGATTGCCCTTTTTGACCCTGTAAACCATCAGTAGGTGTTGTTTCCGAAATTTATCAGCATCGCAAGTCCAAGTGCGACCAATGCCCCCATAAGGACGACATATCCGATGCCTTCCACTCTGCCACGGACAAGGGCGACAAATACTGCCAGGGATCCTCCGAAGCAAAACATACTCAGTACCACCATCCACACAGGCGTCAGCACCATATTCTGATGGAACTCAGAGTCGGGACTTACAAGGCCATAGACCAGTCCCGCAACAACAATTAGCGATATGAGTGCGCCCACTACGGCTGTACTCTTTTTCATAGACTATCCCTGTTTGCTTTGTTTTCAAGTTTGATCTCGATGGCGTTGAGCTTGTCCATGACCTTGTCGAACTTTGAGTATATCTCGTCGTCCTGCTTTTCTACCGCCCTTAGTCTCACATCGATCTCCCGGAGCTTGATCTGTATGTCGCTCCATAGCTTGAACAGACCCACCCCGAAGGTTACGGATTGGATTCCGATGGTCAGGATCATGTCGTTAGTCATCTCCCCGTGGTTTCAGCAGTTGTTATCCTATCTTGTTTTCTGCCTTTACCCGACCCCAGATGGCATACAGGGAACCAAGCGCCTGCAGGACTAAGCCTACTACGGCATCCCATGACCCCTTTGCTGCATTGATGGCGTCGACATGGTCTTTGATCTGGTCAAAGTCCGGATTGTCCGGCAGCACGGGTTGGCTGACCCCGAACTTTTGCAGGGCGAATCCTGCGAGTGCGATGAGGATGCCCCAAATGGTTTTACTCTGCCACCAAGGTTTGGTACTTGTATCCATTGCTATTGATTTATCTGTTTTTCGTCAGGGTACTCCTCTCCCGTTCCAAGGAACATACCAATTGCCTTGACGACCGACATGGTAAACATGACCGTACCGCCGGCTATATTGGCCACGCTGTCCGGCCAGTTGAGATTGGAGCCGATAAGCACAAGAAATCCGGTTGTGGCTGGCGCAAGTACTATGATGTACGCCCGCTCGAAATTCCTCCACCATTTAGGTGCCGGGGAATTGATCTGGTCCGTTCCGAACTTTACGCTCATGGTGCGAATTTACTCATTTTTTACGTAGATACGCATTAAAAAAAAGGCAACATATCACAGCCCTCTTGCTCTTCCGCTGAGTGCATTTACAGCACGCCGCATTCTTGGACTCGCCCTGCGGATCTCCGGCTTGTTATTGGACTTGGTGCCGGCATCCCTGATGGCCCTCTCCATTGCGTATTCCATGTTCAGCAAGTCGCCTTGTCCAAGCATCCAGGTGGCCAGCTTTACCTTGTCCATCTGGTCAAGTGCGGCGTTGGCTTCCGGTGTCATCTCCTTGTTGCTGCGCTCCTTGAAGGCTTCAACAAAGGTGTCAAACAATCCGAAGTACAGATCGGCGGCACCCAGGTTGGCGGATGATCCGATGTAATATGGCTTGTACCTTGTCTCCAAGGCAGTACCCTTTAGCGTTGTCTTGCTGTCTTTCTTTCGCTGCTCCTCACCGCCGGCAGCAATGTTCGCATATACGTTGTATGCTTCATTACCTGCCACTTTAGCCAGACCTTCTATGGGCGTTGGCATCCATCCTACAAATGCGTCCGCAATGGCGTTCATTATGAATTTTGTGCGCACCTTCTGAGCTTTCTTCTTTTTTTCCTCATCGCTATCCTCTTGGGGCGCTATGCCAAAAATGAGTTCCGTAAGCATTCTGCCCACGGGATCCATCAGATAATATCCAAGCGCCACCTTTGATGCGTTAAATATGAGGATCTGTGTGAAGTATGACATTGCCTTTTTAGCAGCATCCATGCGCTCATCGTTGCTGATTTTCCCTTCCTTTGTTATGAATATGCTCCAGTTGTTTTGGAACTGCATGGCGGCGTTCAGGGAGAAACCCTTTAGGAACATAAGGTTTTTGAATATTTGGTCATTTATATCGGCATCTATCTGCTGCACCCTGGTGTATGGTGCGCGTTCAGCTGCAACAGATGAGTTATTCAGCATCTCGGTAATGTTGAGCGCATGGGCAACAGATAGCCTGTCAGCGGCTCCAACCTTTGTGATATCAAAGTCTCCAGGCGTCTTGAGGTTCCCCTGGTTTACCTCGTAGTCGATGTAGGCCGTCAGTGCGTTGATCATATAGGCTGCCCGGTCAGACTTCTTCATCGCCCATTCACCAATCCTTGCAGGCGTGTACTTATCCTTTATCTCCGACGCCTTCAGCAGGAACTCATAGGACTTCTCGTATTCGCTGAACATCTTGTTCATCTTGTCCAGATACTCCTCACCCATTGTCGAGCGGAAGTCCGCCTCAAAGTTGTTCATGAACTCCATCAGTGCGTCATGCTTTGCCCTGTCGAACATGGCTTCGGTGAACACACGAATCGCCGCCGCCGTGGACTTCGGACCGGATACAAGCATGCCCGCCCCAAGGTTCGGCACGATTTGCTTAACGATTTGCGTGGTGTTGTTCAGTATCGTCTTTGTCATGCCGGACATGCCCCATTGCAGTAGCCTGATACCAAAACCCCTGAAGTCCTTGTACAGATAGGGCGCCTGTACACGATCCCTTATGACATCGGCAAGCCTTGACAGTACCTGATCGTACTGAGATGCCTCACCGCGTGACTTGTTCTTGATCACCTCGAACCTGTCCTCAAAACCATATATGGATTCATTGTACACGCCGTTGATGAAATCCCGGAACTCGTTTGAATTTATGAGGTATGATAGTGTCTTCAATGTCATGCCCGCCTCCACTGCCATGTTGGACTCGAAGTACGCCGACATGAAGTTGTTGGTGGCATCCATTGAATAATAGAAGTTGTTCGGATCCGCCAGCCTGGTGCGCATCTGAAAACGATCCGATGGCCTTGAGCTTACCTTGTGCCTTCCGCCACCGCCACCAAAATTTCCGTTACCAATCTCCTCGATTTGTGCAGCACCGGTCAGGTTGCTGCTCTTGAATGATATCGGTATCTGAGGGGCATAGTTCTTGCGTCCATCGAATGGAATACCATACAGGCTTTCCGATACATGGCGCATCTGTGCAAGATGTTCCGGATTGCTGAACTTGTCGGCAATGTAATTGTACAATTCAAGTTCGGTTTGCACAAGTTGCCTCTTTAGGTCATCAAGCATCTGAGAAGCATCGGTCATATTTACGACCTTGTCAGTAAACTGGACATCCTCAATGTATAGTTTGAGGTTGGCAAGACGTTCATTGTACTGCTCCCTGCTGATCACGCCTCGATTGAGCTGGTCAAGCAGCACTTGCTTTCCGGCGGTGTTATCTATCTTCCATTGAGAGACAAGGCCCATAGACTGCAATGCCTCAAGCGTACGCAATGCTTCGTCCATCATGTAGTGTGACCTCTTGCCTGCGCTCTCGTTGTCTTTTCCCTCCTTGAACAGCCTTTGTACTGCACCCTGCACCATGTTGTTGAGCCTGCTTCTGAAATCCGTCTCGGCACTGATGGCATCTCCGGCTCCCGGTTTTGATTCGGGCGATTCTGTTGACTGGTTGAGGAATTGAAATACGCCTACACGGATATTGGACATCTGAGGATCCCTGAACTTTGCTATGATTTTTTGTACCTGCTCCTGCACCCCGTTCTTGTCATGGAATATGCGCTGAACCTTGTTTACTTTTTGCTGGAAATCAAGCCATATCTTTTCCCTGAATTTTGCAGCATCATTCTCGCTATAAGTAAGACCGGCAAACAATGCTCCAATGGTCTTCGCCTTCTTGTATTTCGCATAGCGAATGCGTATCGGATTGTTTTTAAGTGACAGCCTCTTGTTCAGTGCGGTATGATACGCGATGAACCTGCCCGCACCCATGATGTTTCCGTCAAGTACGATATTGTTCAGCAGGATGTTTAGGTCGTTGATGTCCTCGGCCTTCATTATTGAAGTGTCGAGCGTCAGCAGTGTCCTTGCAATGTTCCGCTTGTTCTTGTAGTCCGGATTACCGGGGTCTCCGGCATACATAGCATCGAGATCCTTCAGATAGTCTATAAGGCGTTCGCGCTGTATATCTATGAGCGCCTTTAATTTGTCAAGCGGAACATCGTTCTTGGCGCTCTTTGCCTGCTTGGCATTGAGTTCCTTTGCGTCCCTGAGATCCTGCTGATACTCTACCCATTCATCGTATGTCCCCGTGAATGATCCGGCACTTACGCTCGCCTGGTACTTTGCCATGTCACGCTCGGACTCGTCTCTTGCAATCTCAGCCTTTATGTCACCAATAAATTTGGCAAGGTTCTCCATCAATACCTGATCCATTTTCCTTACGCCCTGCTTGGTTCCGTACTCCTGCATAACCAATTCAAGCATATCGCGGATATTCCTAACGGTATCGATATTCGGGAATCCAGGGTTTGCCTGGTTGGTCATCCCGGCACGAATAATTTTCGTTGGAGACAGCAGATCAATAGTGGCGAGCAACGCCTGATACGATGCGTTCAGTGTCTTTGACTTGCGCCTGAACTTTTGAAACTTCTTGAGCGTTTCGTTATACGCCTTGATGTCATTCGCATTTTTCTGCTCAATGATAATGTTGTCTATTGCTTCGGCAATGTCAAGCGCATCAGCCACCCACGCATCCACATTCGGCATTGTTGCTAAATGTGATAATTGATTGATGAGTTTTGCCACTCTGCCTTTGGTGAGGTCAATCCCGTTCTCTCGGAAATACTTCTTTGCTTCCTGCAATATATCCTCGATGATGCCGGCGGTTTTCCTCTGCGCAAAATTGATCTTGCTGAACATTTCCCGGAATGACATCCGCTCACCCGGCGTGAATGACCGCTTGCCGCCTTCTCCCTTGAAGTCATTGTTTGCCGCCTTGATGTTGTCGGCCATCTGCCTGCGCCTTGTCGGGGCGGCCATGATACCGTTATCGATGAGTACCTGGCGAAGTGATGCTTCGATCTCCTTGTCGGTGTATTTCTCCCCCTGCATGTTGGCACGTGCGTATTCCACGCCGGCTGTAATGGCGTCAGCCAGTGATCCACCGGCCTCGATGAGTGTGGCGATGGTTTCCATCATGCCATCCCAGATGCCAACAAAGATGCCAAGGCCACCAAGCAGCTTATCTCCACCCGACTTCAGTGACCTAAATCCGTCAGCAAGTTTTTGCGCACTCTCCGAATAGGTTGGCGTAGGCTCAAAGACGTCGAACAAGGATCCAGTGGTGGGCGCTCCGGTGAACTTTCCTTTATTGCGGTAAATGTCCTCCAGCTGCTTTTGCAGCGCCTTGCGCTCGGCATCCAGTTTGGCTATCTTTTCATCCGCTATGCGCCTTGCGCTTTCGTAGTCTCTGCTCTCGGTGGAGATGTAGTTGGGGTTCTGCGGATTGTTGAACCTGTCATTGAGCGCATTGATCTGATCCTGTCGATCAAGTATCTCGGCTTTCTTGTTGGCAACCTCCTCGTCATATGCCGCCTCGCCCTGTGTCTTGAACTTGAACCTGGCGATATTAAGTGGCTGGTCCGGCAGCATTGGATTGACTACCGACCTTACCTTTTGTAGAAAATCATTCTTTGTCGTGATACGCTTTGACGCATTTTTGTCATACAGGAAATTAAACAATTCGTCTTCATGCGTATCTGTCAAACCGTTAATTGTTCGACGCGCCTCACCTATCCAATCAGCTCGTTGCTCATTTTCTTTTTGTGTTTGCCGGTCAGGAGCATCTTCAAACTTTAAAAGGTTGCCTATCGTCTTTCCTGCAGGGTTTAGGGACGCAAGATTCTGAATGAAGGTTTTATTCTTGCCTTCGGTACTTAGGTAGTCATTGATTTTTTCCTTGGTAGCACGGCCTTTTATCAACTCTCTTAAACGCTTTGCCTTATCGAGCAAAGTGTCCATATTGCGATTAGAGTTTGCCTCATCTTTTGCGAATTCAATGGCTTGCTCTTCGGTAAAGTCATTGGTTCTATCAATGATTTTTACCGTTTTCCTGTTTGCCCCCTTGGCGCCGTAATACCTGTGATGCCCGCTAAGAACATACAATTTGCCGTCCTTTGGATCGCGCCAAACATGGATTGGATCCTGGGTCGCATCATTCCACTTGTTTATAATATTGTTCAGGGTTTCCTGTACAAGTTTTGTTCTATTCTGAAACCGCTTCTCATCGGTGTGTAGGCTGCTCAACGGAACAACCTGCACATCCGTGGCGGCATTGATCAGTTCGTCTGCTTGTCGGACTGCTGCATTGAGTTCAGCTTTGCTATCGCTTTCTGCTTTGCCTTCAACAGCCGCGACACTTGGTTCTTGCTCAGTGTTATCTTCTTCTGTGAGTTTTTCTGTGAGCTTGTCGTTTTCTGCTGCATCACTAACTATTTTTGGTTTGGGTGAAGTTACGGGTGATTCGCTATCCATTTGTGCCATTTTCTCCGCCTCTTTCATGGCCTTGTTGGTCTCTGCCTTGAACTTGGGGTTCTTTGCGGATAGGGCGACACGCTTCTCCAGGATCCGGTCATACAGGCTATTGAACTCATCGAATGACAGCAGGCCCTCATTCTTGGCTGCTATCAGCCTGTTCATCATCGCCGTGAGCTTCTTGTCACGCCCCTCGTCGGTTGACAGCTTGGGGTATATGGATAGATCGTTGTTGAATTTATTGACAAAGTCCGCCTTTCCTAACCTTGCCGCATCCTCCTTAACCTGCCCGGCCTCCTGCTGAGAGGGCGCGGTGGCAGCAGGCTGCGCACCAGTCGCGGGTTCCTGACGTCCTGCAATGGTCACGACATTCGTTTCGGGTGTCATGCCCGGCATCTGGACACTGATTGCAGGAGCAGGTTTAGAACCCTGCCCCTGCTGATTGGATGCTTGATTGTCTTGGGTCAGCACATTTTCTTGCCGCCCTTCTTCTTGCCCTTTGCCATCGTTTTGTGTTGGGGGGATGATTGCAATATTGCCTTTTGTTGTAAGCTCCTGAGTATTTTCCTGCGGTAATGAGACAAAAGGTTTCTGCGTTTCAACAGGCGCGGACGGCTTCGGTCTTTTTACGGTGACGACCAGGCCCGGTATTTCATCTTCACTTGCCGGCATCTGTACAAATGTCCCTGCTGCACCCTGCCCCTTGTCCTCTTGACCAGGTTGCGCCACGGCATCCTTTTTGCCCCGGATAGACTCAACCATATTGAGTCTGATGGCATCATAGATGCGCGGCCCAAGTATCTTGTAGGCCCTTTGCGGATCCTCCTGGTAGAGGTACTTGGCCTCGTCAACGATGTCCATCATCGACTCCCCACGCTTGACCATGTCTGCAATCAATCCGGCATCCTCATCGTTGATGTCAAGATCTGCAACATTATCCACAATGGTTTTGTGCAGGAATTCAATGACAGGCTGGCTCTGAGCGGCTACCGGGTTCTCGCCCTGCAAGGACAGTTCGGTGAATGTCTTGATGTCATCGTCATTTAGGATGTCGGCATTCTCCTTGTCGGCCTCATTGACCCTGTCTGCTATCTCCCTTACGACGGTGGTAGGGGCATTGCTCTCATCTATCTTCGCGAGCCGGATGACATACTCGTTCCATGCGTATTTGGCCTTCTGGCCGTCGGTCAATGGTTTACCAATGGCATTGGTGGTCGGCATGGTATGGATGACATCGCTCATGAGCTTGATGGCCTTGATGTGCTTTTGTGCCTCATCGAAACTCATCCTGCCCTCCGACACCTGGCTGTTTATATCCGAGATGACTTGCTCGGAACGCGCGGCAGCCTCATAGATATTCATCTTGTTGACGATATTGGCACTGCGCATGCGAAGCGGTATGCCGATCGCTGCAAGCGGAAGCATTCCTACAACACTGGTGGAAAGGGTCTGCTTCAGTCCCTCATTCCATTTCTTGTCGATGTTGAATACATACTTGTCGGAGACGTTGCCCATTATATTCGCCGCACCTTCTTCAATCACCGACTCCTTGCCGTAATCCATCAACACCTTGGCAGCCTCGCCACTGAAATTCTTTTTTGCCACTCCGCTAACAATCATCTTCCATTCCCCATTGGACAATCCGGAGAACATCTGCCTGATCTGAGGCACTACGCTTTTGATCATCTTGATGTTGTCGAACATACTTTCAGAGGCCACCTCAACCAATGACTGTGCCGTTGCATACTGACCCGGATGGCTGATGCCCATCTGTACGGCATTGTCATAGGCCCTTGGGAATGTATTGGCAAATACGGATGCGCCCAGTGTGGCCATCCTGCGCACCTTGCCTATATTCCCAAAGCCGCCGAGGTAGGCCGTCTGTGCCATTTGGCCGAGGAATTGCGGCACCACGGTTGCTACGGCATTTCCAATCGAGGCCGCTGTGAAGTTATATTTACCCTTGTTCGGATTATAGACGTACTGAACGCCCCCGTTCCTTACCGCCTCATCAATGATTGGGTAGAGTGCCGCTTGCTCCTCTCTCTTTGAGTACCCCCTGGCCTTTACTTCATCAATGCGCTGCTGGTATTTTTTTTCCATGACCGGGACCATAGTCCGCTCATCAAACATCATCTGACTTCCGGTCTGATAGTTGAAAGTCAGGTCGTCCACCATTCTTTTTCGGGCATCCGACATCTCGACCTCGCGCACATACTTGTCGCCCATCCAGATCCCCATGAAATTATTGACAACCTTCTTGACGAGCTGCGTTGCCTCTACGCCCGCATTGTCGACAAAGGTCATGTACGCCCTGTCCATCGTTCCGGTATATGCGCCGGTTTGCTCTTGAATAAGTTGATGCACATAGTCGGAGCCATAGGCCGGATACCTGTCTATGAGCGTATTCCTTTGGTCATTGATGTAGTTCATCCACGACTGAAGCTGCTTGTAGTCTTCACTACCCTCTGACATCTTGTCCAGCTTGTCAACCAGGCTGCCGTATTCCCTGACGGCCTCGTTTCTTTGGTCGATGACACTATTGAACTGCCCAAATATGTCAGCATACTTGCTGTTCAGCTCCTTTATCTGAATAACCCTTTTATTGTAGTCTTTTACTTCTGCCCCGGAGATGGTCTTGTTGTCTATCTTTTCTTTGAGTACCGCAAAATCATAAGGACTCGTGAACGCCCCGTCGCTTGTCCCGGACACGATGGCGTCATACTCTTTTTTGTACGCTTCAGCGGAAGCCTTAATCTGCTCCGGTACGCTATCGTCCGACTTGATGGTAGTAACAAGGGCATCAATCCTGCCTTTGTTCTGCTCGTAGAAATCATTGGACTGGATAACTCCCTTTGATAGTTTGCCAAGCATGCGGCCAACCTCATTGCCGAGTATCCTGAGACCCTCGTTTTCAAGTTGTGCAAGTTTTACCTGCTGCATGGCGATGGCATCCGGATCCGTGTACTTGTCGGTTATCTGCCTTTTTATCTCCTCCCCCTTTGGGTCGAACAGAAGGGTGACATCAAGTGCAAGGCCCTGCAAGGGATTGAGTCCTATGCCCTGGTACTTGGTGAATGACTTGGGATCTTTGAGCATGGACTTTGCAATGCCGTACTCAGCATCAATACGCAATGCGTTGCGCATCTCGGAGATGTCTGCACTACCCTCGTATGAATTTATGAGCGGAAGCGCATATGCCCTTATGCCATTAATGGCATCTTCATAAGAAGGTGCGTTCTCATATTTTTGCAACGCTGTTGCAAATAGTTCGGAAGCCTGTTGCTTCTTGACCGGATCCTCGATCCGCTCGATATAGTCATTGACATTGGCCTGCCATATGGTTGCCGCCTTTTTGCGTTTTATATCAATGGGATCGGTAAGCGACAGGAGTTCGTTTACAGTGTAGTCTGGCGTATTGTCCGGCAAGTCGCCAAGGAGTGCTGCAATCTTCTCGGGTTTGTATCCAAGAGAATTCAATTCATTGCTATAATCATATGATGTCTTCTGATTGGACACTACGGGCGCAGATGGCAATGAAGGGATAAAACCAGGCGCACTGCTGTTCGCACCCATTTGGCTTGGTATAGACTGGCTGCCAGGCTGCCCGCTCTGATCAAGGGACTTGACATAGTCCTTTGTGAGTTTTAAAAGTTCTTGTCCCGGTATTTGCTGCATGCCAGGCATTGCTTGGTTTGCTACCTGGATAGTCGGATCTGTTGGAGTAGACGCCGGCAAATTTCCGGCAGCTACTTGTTGTTGCTGCCGAACTCCAAGAATCCTCTCGAATTCGTTAAAGTCCGGGAACTTCATCTCGGCATTTCTACGATCAAAGAACACCTTTCGACTTTCTCCATCCGACATCAAGGACTTGAAAGCATCAAAACTTGGGAATCCGCCCTTTGTTCCGTATTTGTCGAACAGATACTTCAGTTGTTCTTCATCCATTGGATTAATTTTTCTTTTTGGAACTCATTGCTTCGTAGTCGGTCATTTCAGCATTGCTGGTATTTTCGACAGCCACTTTACCGGATGGCTGGCTGTACTTCTTTTTGTTGATTACCTGCGTGTAGATTGGGTTGCCTATTCCTGCACCCGTCTCCTTGCTGCCAACGCCGTAAAAACTCCACATGGTTGCAACCGCCTCAGGTGTTCCGGATTTTGTTGGCAAGATGTTGTACAGGGATGTTTGAGATTTAGGATTAGGATTTTCTGAGGAGGCCTGCGGAGTGTACTTGATTGATACGGTATAGATAGGCGTCTTCGTATTCCATGCCGATTTGATGTCCTCCTCGTTTATGTTGAATGCGCTTCCGTCAACATTTGTTTGACCAGCCTTTGCGTTTGCCTGAGTGGCAAGCATGACGCCATTTCGGAATGTGGCATAATCCTTTACTATGCTTGGGTCATGGATCAGCGTCCTGTCATATCCGGGAATTTTTCGGAACGGCTCGAATGCCTGGAAAGTGGTTTTAGACATGCCTGGTTTTGCTGCCACCCCGACAAATTGCTGGGCGTGTGTGTAGTTCATGTCCTGTGCCGGAGAGCCTACCGACATCATCGCCCTTCGGTCAGCAGCTGCGCTTTTTTTGGCATCCCTTATTTCTTGTCTTTTCCATCCTTCACGCTTCATTGCGTCTTCATGGCGTTTTATTGCATCCGTATCCGGCTTGTCTTCTATCTTAGTATTTAGAATATGATATCTGCTCAAAAGGTCAGCCGTTGCTATTCCTGAGGGTGTGTTGAGATCAATTTTAACGCCATTGAAATTTTCGTCCATTAGTTTTTGAAGACTCATACGCTGATCCTGAGTCATATGGCGGTTCATATAATCATAGTGCTGATTTAGATCGGGATTGGCAGCAATCAGCGTCTGCGCAATACCTGGCATTGCGTTCGGATCAATCTTTTCCGTGTATATCTCACGCTTCTCGAACCGAGGTATATTGTTATCCTTTGATGGATACAGATATTCCGGCTTCTTTGAAATGGCATTTTGACTCATGGCCGCAGCGGTCACAAGTTTTTTCATTTTTTCATCATCAAGCGGCTTTGGCGTGAATTCAAGATCGGCGAATGTCGGCAGCCTGTTCCCTTTCCCCATTTCCTCCAGGTTCTTTTTTATTTGGGATGTAGGCATACTTGTCCATTGCTGTACTGCGGAAATAGACTCAGGACTGAACTTGTTTCGATCTCGCATCGCCTCCTTGCTGAAATCAGAAAGGAAAGTCTCAGTACTCTTGCTTTCAGCCGTCATCGTCATCAACTCGTTCTGTAATTGCTGCGCCTCGCGGTATGCTTGTGGAAACTTCAACGGCTGGCGATACAACCCTCTGTTCTGTACGTAAAGGTTTTGCAGCCTGTTGTACTTTTCAAGAAACTCTGACTGATCTGCCGCCCGTAATTTCTTGGGATCGAACTGCGTCATCATCTTGGCAAGCGCCTGTTCCTCCAACTGCCTTTGCTGCTGCTTGTACATCGATACCCGCGCGAATGTGTTTAGCACATCCCTTGTGTCGAATATCTGCGCTGCGCCCTGACCAATACCCGTTGTTGATGGATTTGCCATGATTTTGAGATCGTTTATAGTCCTTTTACGGCTCTGTTGTTTTGCCGTAAAATGCTTCTGAATGATTGATTGCCCGGTGCGCTGGAATCCCCATACATGTTTTCGTACATGTTCGCCTGTGCTGCACCCGTTACTGCACCGAACATGTTCTGCATGCCCGCACCCACAAGCGCCTGGCCTTCTGACATCTTACGCAGGTAGGGATTGAACTTCTCCCACTGCTGCTTGGCGAGCTGCTGCTGCGCCATTGCGTTATTGGCCTGCGACTGCATCGATATGCCGGCCCTTCTGTTGCCCATCGCCATGTTGGCGTCCTGCATTGCGAGATTGGTGGAGGCGTCATTGAGCCTTTGCAGGATACTTGCCACACCGGCAACAGCCGCCCTGCGACCCTGCAACTGACCCATGCCGAAATTGGCATTGCGGAAGTAACTCTGCGTGGAAGCATTCATGGAGGCGGATGGCATGCCGCCCATGTTCTTGAGGTCCTTGGCAAGCTGAAGGTTCTCGTTGAGCTGTGTCGGTATCATGTAGTCCGGCATCTTGGTGTTCTTCAGGATCTGGTTGCCCTTGACCGTCTGGATGATGCCACCGACCATCTTTGCTCCCATCATCGCCATTGTAATTGGATCCATTATCGTGCGTTTAAGTTTGAAACTGAATATTTGATCTCGACATACTGCAACTCCTCACCGGTGCTGCCGTTCTCTTTCTCGAAGTCCACGAGGATATAGTTCCCCTTGAGTGTCGACCCGCTCAGTAGTCCGCCATTGCTCCCCTGGTCTCTTAACAGCGGTGCATGATAGCCATCCTCGCGCTTGATGAAGTACGACGCCGGAACACGGCTTGCCTTGCCGATGCTTGTGGTAATAGCCGGTATGTACCACTTGGCACCTGAAATGAGCGATACCGCCTGAAAGGTCTTTTTGACCATCGGCGCATCGTTGAAGGCAACCCTGACAAGGGGTTTATACTGCACACCAAAGAAATTGCAGTAGGTCGGACTGTCATGCGTCCACAGCGCACCCAGCTTGAAGGTGAGCATGAGCGTTCCAAGGTTGCCCATGAATTCGGGTAAATAATCATAGAAGGACTCGAATCCCTTGTTCTGCTCGTTGAAGGCTATCGTGACGGCCCTGCGGTCGCCCACGGCTTCCATTGATAGGATGTATCGGTTCTCCGCCGCATCGAACACGCCGTAGATGAAGTTCGTCTCTCGCCTTGCTGAGAGTTCGGTTACGAAGTAATTGTTTGCACTGTGCAGAACGGATATAGGTGAAAGGCCGTCAAGCGACAGGCGTACCACCGCTCCCCTGTTCGTATCCACGAAATAGTCCGCAAAATTGTTGGAGGCCAGCGACTCCGGATGTTTGCCGATGCCGAACTCGCCGGCATAGTACTGGATGTTGTTGAGAAGCTTGTTGCTCTGCGCCATGACATCGCCGCCCACGGAGTCTTTGATGACCTGCTGATACACCGGAACCCTTCCGCATTTCAGTTCCTGGAAGACACGCATGTAGCGGTCGTTGATCCTCAGTCGCTGGATGCTGCCGAACTGCCGGTCGTACTCATCGAGGTCATCGAAGTAGAACCGGTTGATGTCATTAATCGATGTGCCGCTCTGATACGTTCCGCCAAACCTAACAAGGGTCTGATATACCGTCTCCCGTGCATTGAAGTCTATCGCCTGTCCCCGTCCGTTGGCGTTGACGCGGGAGGTGAAGTCGTCTGAATAATGGTTGTCCATGACCCACAGGGCGTCATTGGAACTGAATGTCCTCGACCTGTAATACACATCTCCGTTGTAGAGCGTGATGTTGGCCGGTTGGGCCGCCGTCTGATCCTGAGATGTTCCCTTGTGGTATCTGACACCACCGGACTCATAAAGGTCGTAGACTTCACCGAACTCGTAGAACACCTCGTTCTCCACCTGGCCACCGGTGACGGCAGGCCGCCACAGCTGCAGGAGCGTATCACCCGTGTATGTCGGCGCAGAGGTTGATGGCTTCTTGACCTTGACGTACTTTTTCTTTCCGGGGTTGGCGGCAAGATCCAGTTCCTCAACACCCACTACAAGGTAGTCGGTGCCGGGGTATGTCTGAGTGCCGCCGACATTGGCGATGGCAATGCGCACCCTGTCTCCTTCTGCAAAGTCCCAGTTCGGCACATAGGATGACTGCGCATCCCGCTTATCGTAAAGTGTCTGGACGCTGAAATAGTAGTACTGCGAATCGGTGATGACAAGATTTGACCTCCAGAAAAGGAAGTCTCCTATCGCCATGTTCCGGCTTCTGACAAGCTGATACTTCCTGGCCCATGATGGTGCTGCGTGGTTGATGCTCACATTGAGTATCGGCGTCAGTCCGACATTGGAGGAGATGGCGTATCCGGATGTTATCACATCGGAATTTGTCCTGGTTGATGTCCTGTCGATATGCGCCCCATTGGTCCTACCCTGCTCATCGAAGTACACCACGCCTATGAGATACCTGCTCCACCAGTTCCATGTCGACTCATAGCTGTATGACGATGCAATGGTGCCGGGGTAAACATATACCTGGAAGAACACCTCCTGGTTGATGAAACTCAGGTTCACCCTGTTGGCCGATGCCGTTGCCCGCATGGCAACAATGGCGGATGCTGCGAGAGCCGTTGCGACGCTGTTGTTGGTATCGCCGGCCACTGCCCTGTAATCCATGAACGTAGTAGGGCCGACAAGGTTTGAGGCTCGCCACAAGACCTGATACCTTGTTCCAGGGATCGGAGTACCAAGGATCTCAACATATCCCGTGGTGAAATTACTGCCCACCCACCTTGCCGACGGAGGCTCCGCAGAGGAGCTGCTGTTGGTGACTGTGGAAGAGGTCACTGATATATTGAGGCCCGCTACCCTGTCGTATCCTTCGGTGATGTTGCCGTATACCTTCACGTTGCCGTTGGCAAGGCATTGTGCCTGGGCGTATCTCGGCACCCAGTCATGCAGCAGGTTGCTCTCCGTGACATCGGCATACGGATAGACGGCATCATTGTAGAACCGGTATACGTATTCAAGGTTGTCGCCAAGTGCTATCGCAGCCTTCTCAATGGAATCGATCAGAAAGAAATCCGACCATGAGCTGCCCAGTGAAATGCGTGCCGCAACCTCTATGCGCTTGACCTTTTTGTTGCCGGTACTCAAGGTGATGTCGATGGCGTTGTTCTTCGTCGGGTCGTTGTCAAGATCGGCGGAAGTGAACAGGCCCGTCGGCATCGGGATTTTTGAGATTGGACCCCATGTCGACTTTGAAAAGTCATCATACACCCAGCGGTACTTGAACTGGAAAAGTTTCTTGCGCAGGGAGTTGACCGTTCGCAAGGGGTCATTGATGTAGGTACATGACGGGCATCCGAGGGGCGGCCGCTTTGCCGCCTCAAGGTACTCCTCAAGGACCACGCCGTATTCGTTGTTGAGCAGCTTGTTGATGATGACCTCCCTGGGAGAGGCGTTGTTGCAGGTCCATGAGAGGATGTCGCCCTCTGCGGTCTCCCGGTAGAGGATGTCGACATGCAGGATCTTCTTGTCCGCACTGAACTTCAGGATATCGACTCCGCCGCTATCTGTCAGGTTCTCTATGAGCTTCTGAACGCTCCGGCTGACCTTGTTGAAGATCAGAATGGAATGCTTGCCCGTTGAGTTATGCACGAAATAGAATGCCCGCTCCCGTGTCACATCCTCCTTGAAGCCTATGACCTTGTTGGTCCCGGACGGAAGGACATAGTTCACTATGCGGTTGCCCTGGACAGGCTTGATGGTGCCGTCCGTTACGGTCGATGAAATGTTCTTGGCATACGTATAGTCTCCCTGCGCCACCATGTAGGGCGACGTCTCGAGATCCATTTTGCCGGTGAGCATTCTACGTATTGCCATGTTATGCTTTCAGTGCGATATTGTTATTGAGCCTTATGGTTTCGTTGGCATCCCACAGCCTTATCGGGTTCATCCTCGACCTTGCCAGCCTGCGCTGATTGTAGTACTCCTTGCGGCGGAGTTGCTTCTCGCCAAGGTTTGACCGACGGCTTGCCGGCATTGACTGAATGTCCATCCACCTCAAAAATGCGATAAGCGCCTCCTGCGCCTGTACCGGGATGACCAGGTCGGCATCGGCTGTCGGCAGGCACATGTATTCGAGGATGACATGGTTGTAGTTGTACTCGTTGTCAAGCAGAATGATCTCGTTGGCATCATCCACACGGAACTCCCCGTAGTAGTCCATGTTGTCACGGACGCCCATGAGGTTGAAGAATGATCCGGAATAGTTGTAGTTCTGATAGGCGTCATTGAAGTAGGGCGTCTCCGATCTCACCCCTTCGCCAAAGTTTTTACTGAGCCTGTCGGCATCAAGCATGCCGTACTGCGTAAGGGCGTCATTGCGCCTGAGGGTTGCAACCTCGCCTTTGTCATTGAGTACGCCGATCTTTATCCATTGGATGTAGTCCGCCGGCAGTGCCGCTGTCTTGTTGGCCGCCACATTGATTTTTGCCGTCTTGGTTTCCTGGGTGATGTCGAGGCCGATGTCGGTGAGTCCACGGTGTCCGAGGGTATAGAGCCGCTGATAATGCGCTCCGGTGAGGTTTGCCTCCGACATGAACATCTTTACGACTTTCTCAAGCGGGACATATTTTGCCGTGGTCTTCATAATTTATCGGTCATGTAGTTGTCGATGATGTTTCTCGCCTCCTCAAACCCGACGGCGAATGCCGTATAGCATCCAAGGCTTTTGAACCACTCCAACCACCAAGCCTGATCCTTTAGGTGATCGTCACTCTTTAGGGTGCCGTCCTTCTTGAATACCTTTACGCCTTCCTTTTTAAGTTCCAGTACGAGACCGCCGTACTTGTCGCTGCGCTTGGCAATGATCATATCCGGAAATCCTTTCTTGCCCATTTGCCTTGCCTTGTCCCACAGCGCACCGCCCTTGGCGAACTGCCCGTCCTTGTCGGTTCTGTATTCCACGCCGGGGTATCTCATGGCCAGGTACTTGCATAACTGGTTTTGCAAAACCCTCTCCGTACTCATCACTTCACATTTACGCCGTCATTCATGGTATCCTTCGGCAGCTGGTCGGTCTGAAGGAAATGACGCAGGACATACTCAACGACCTGCGGAACGGCATCGTTAGGCACAAGCAGCTGATCTGCCAGTGACCTGCTGCCCGCCGAACCTATCATCCTCACCGCTACCGATACCCCGGCTACATTGGTGGCTCCCGGTCTGACATAGAGCGTATTGCCCTCCACCCACCAGAACACGGCATTCTTGGGCGCCGGCAGGTCGAAGTGGTAGTCCATGTGCTGCGGGTTGGTGCGCACCATCGGTGTCGAGGAATAGGACGAAGCACCTTGCAGGTACACGCTCGATATGTCATAACCTCTCGGAACCGATACGGGCATCGCCGGCAGTGTCGCCTTGTAGTAGCCGCTGACAGCATCAGCCGAGAGTGCGAGGTTCTTGAAGGTGGTATAGTATGCGTCTCCGATGAACTCAATGCCGTCAAGGTTCACGCCGTCGGCGTAGTTCTTCATGGCGGCAGCGGCGATACCGTGGTCGAGCCACAGGTTGATCTCACTGAGCGTGATGGGGAAGTCATCCGTTGGGACTCCTCCGGCAAGCCGGAACTGCACCAATTCACAAAGTTCCTTCCGTGTCATTCGCCTTGGTTTATGATTGATTGCGCATAGTTCATCAGTTCACCATCCTTCAGGCTCACGCCGATATGCTTGCACATCCGACCAATGATCTCCACGGTGTCCATATCCTTCCAGATAGGGTCGCTCGAATTCATGTTGTCATATACCTGGGTATCCCCTGCATAGGTATAGGCCCACTTGCTCATGGGCGGGAACTTGATGCCGGTTATGACGATATCGATGCCGGAGGGATATACCTGGTAGTAGGTGTCGTATTCGGCATATATCGGCTGGGTCGTAAGATCCCATACCGATGAGTTGAGGTAGTACGACAGGCGGTTCGGTGCCACCATGTACACTCTTGTGCCGTCGGCCTTGTTCATGGCTTCCAGGGCGGCCATGTCGGTCTGCTTGTACACCTCGCCGCTTGCTCCGCTGTTCACCGTGATGGTAAAGCGGAACGGGGACAGTTTCTCCACGCTCGCCTTGGTCATGTCAAGTCCGACGCGGGGTACGGGCCTGCCGGGAGAATACTGATGCAGGTTGCCGATGAGGAATGAGAGGTATGATAACTCGCTTAAACGGAAAACATTGTTGAATTCATCACCGCTCAAGTATCCAAGCTGGTACTTGTTGGCAATGAAATCAACAATGTTCTTCACCTGTTTAATGGTCATGGATGGTCATTTGCATTACAAATATACAAATAATATACGCTTTTAGGGCGTATTTACCAACCATACCTGTCGCCTTACGCCTTCTTGCTCTCAGGCTCCTCGACGATGATCTCAAGCAGTTGCGCCTTGGTCAGAATCGAGAGCTGTTCGTTGGACTTCACGAATTCCTTGAGGGTCTCCTTGTCGCTTTTGTCGAAGTCAACGGGTTTGCCGTTGTAGAGTTTCTGCGCCCAGGAGAACATCTTGAGTGCATCACCCTTGTTTGCCCCCACGAGATACCCGGCAAGTATCTTGCCGAGGATGATCTGGTTGCCTTCTGCGTCCTTTACTACTTCTCCATCGAGTCCGATCAGCGGTTTTTGAAAGTTCATATTGCTGGTTTTAGATTTAACTGTTTTGTTGCCCACGCGTAAGCATTTTCATTGTTGCCATTCCAGTTCTTGTAGTCATCCCCGTCGATATCCAGATAGCCGTTTGCCACCTGCTCTCCTTCTTTTGTCAGCAGGCGGTATGCGAACTTGGCGCGGGTTGACATGTCATCGAACTCCGTGTTGATCACGAATTCCGTGGCGGTCTTCTTGGCGCCGTCTTTCCAGAGTTGAATTCCTTGAATTTCCATGTTAATCGTTTGTTGTTTTAGCGGTTAAGTAATATGTCGTTCCACCTATTTCTACTTCAATGGTTCTGTTCTGCGATGTCGGCGTTACCGTTGCCACTGCACCGAACTTCCATGTGGCAGCTGTGCCACCTGTTGGGGCAGCTGTCCTGAAACCACCATTGACATGCAAGTGTGCAGTGGGTGTGATACCGATGCCAAGGTATCCGGCACTGGTCACGCGCACTTTCTCTGTCTTGTTGGTTCCGATGACCATCGCATCATTGGCATGTTCGTATTGGAGATAGCCGGAATATCTGTCTGTTCCTGTTCCGTCTCCGAAATACACCGAACTGAATCCGCTGACCGGATCCGCACCTATGAGTACCGTGTTAGATCCGGTGAAGGCACCGACCTGAAGCAGCTCAAGTGGGTTTGTATTTCCGATGCCGACCGAGCCTGAGCTTGTGGCGAAGTATGACGATGTGGTGTTGCGGAGTGTACCGCTGACATCTAGCTTATAGGTATCATTGGTATTCCCAATAGAAAAATTACCACTTGCCTGCAAGCGCATCCTCTCAACTGCACCACCCGTTAATCCACTAAGAAATGTTAATGTTCCCGGATTTGTTGCAGATGAACCGCCGTATAAATTAATTCGACCTCCTTCATTTGTGCCGCCACCGAAAATGAAGAAGCTTCCTGTACTGCTTGATGTTGTTATGTTTTTACCAGATGCAATCCATATATCACCACCAGCGGTTATAGTACTTGTTGCTCTTAATGTTCCTTGAACATCTAATTTATACCCGTTATCTGCAACAGTTCCGACCGCAAGGTTTCCATTTTGAAATAGCACCATTTTCTCCGATGCGCCTCCTGTAGAAATAATCAAATGCCCTTGCGCTCTTATCATGAAATCGCTGATGGCAAAATTGGCGCCGCCACCACTGGTTGCAGGATAAGCACCCCATATTGCGTTGGTAGTTGGAGTTGCACCATAGGACATGACAAGATATGGCCCACTTACATTTGTTGACACAAATCTGCCTACTTCTTGGTTCCCGGTTTGAACGTGAAAGATACCAGCGGGCGATGTAGTTCCAATGCCAAAATTACCAGTCGTCCGAGCAATAGTTACAAACTCGGAAGTTTCGTTGAATATGGAAAAATTACCGCCTGTCCTCGCATGGCTTAAATACCAAGTACCTGCCGCACTTGCAAAACCAAGCCTAACTCTTGCAGATGTGCCTGCGTTATTATTTTGGAAATTTATGTTAACATCACTATTGACATCATCTACAACAAATAATTTTCCATTTGCACCTGTAGTGCCTATGGAAACATTACCTGAGCTTGTAGCGAAATAGGCAGATGTTGTATTTCTTAGTGTACCTGATACGTCAATATTGTAGGTAGCGTTTGTGTTGCCTATAGAAAAAGTACCGTTAGAATTTAACCTTGCCCTTTCCGTTAATGCAGTTGCCCCATTTGGTTTTGTGTAAAAACTTAACCCATGTGAATTGTTTGTACCATCATTATTTGTCGCAATCATTGCTTGCGAATAATTAGGCGTATTACCTCCAGCCGACTTTCCTCTAAATTCAATTGCTGTACCAGCACCAGCCTGCTCTGCTGCTGTTGCTTCAAAATCTACAATCAACCCAATGTTTATACTATTAACACTACCCGCTGTTTTGATAATGTGCAATGGCGCAGTGGGTGAATTTGTTCCGATACCAATATCCCCGGCAGATGTAATTGTAACCTTTTCTGTTGCTGCTGTTCCTGCTGATTGACTTGATCCTGTATAAAATCTTATTGCTCCAATAGAATCATACTTATATCCAGCAATTGATCCAGTTGCAGCATGAGATACTACGCCAGCTGCGCTGACGTCTAAGTTATATCCACCACTAATAGCACCACCATCATCATTCTTTGCGACACGCATGAATGTAGCATCGTTCAACCTATATTCTCCAACAGCAGTAATCCTATCCGAAGATCTAATTACACCTCTTACATCTAATTTGTAACTTGTACTTGTAGTTCCTATTCCAACATTTCCGCTGCTCGTCGCAAAATAGGCATCCGTTGTATTTCGAAATGTACCTTGTACATCAAATTTGTATCCGTTATTGGTAGTAGTACCTATCGCAACATTTCCAAGATTAAAGAATGTAGCATAGGTACCACTGACATCACCAATAGTCAGGTATGTTTGACTACTTACTGATTTAAAATCCCAAAAATTCCAACCTGTTTGTTGGATTCTAATCATCACATCACCTGTACCCTCTGCATGAAACTGAGCATCGGGGACTGCAACACTATTGGAACCCGCATAAAACTTCCTTGAAATTGTATCGCCTGCTGAATATGAACGAGCAGTGGATGCGTTATACCACACCCAGTTGTTTGTTCCTGCGTTGAATACTGAAGGGATATAATGCCCATAGTTGTTTGTTAAAGTTGCCCCTGTCTTTACGGGGTTTTGTACATATGTTCCGTATGAATTTGTGATTGTTCCTGAAGTGTATGTTGGCGCAGAAATGTAATTGAATACATCCGTGATTGTACCCGTGAAATTTAAGGTTGCACCAGCTTGAAAAGCCGCATAGTGTCCGAAATTATTGGTTCCCGTCATCTCTATCCTTGCATCATATGACGCATAAGACGTACCGCCACTTCGTGCATAGTTGGTACTATCGCTGAACCCCCGTGAATTTCCGCTACCCGAATTTATTGTGCGTGATGCAAGAATTAGCGGATCTGTGCTGCCGGTGCTATTTCTGTTTCCAACATGAAGAAGCGCAAGTGGTGATGTATTGCCAATGCCGACATTACCCGTCCCGCCCGAATTGAATACCCAGTTACCACTAACACGCTCAAATAACAATGTCGCATTATTATTGCCGAGTTGCATGTCATAATCCCCGACACTTGCAAGGTATCCGCTCGTGCTTCCCAAAACAGTTTCAAAACGGACTGCACCTAAATTTGCAAAACGCAATGTCTTTGTTCCGGGAGAAGTTGTAGTGCCTATTCCTACGCCACCCGAACTCGTCGCGAAGTAAGCATCCGTAGTGTTTCGGAGGGTGCCGGAGATGTCTAATTTGTAGGTGTCATTGGTATTGCCGATGGAGACGTTGCCATTAGGTGTTATCCTTGCACGTTCACCTCCGGCCATATCGAATATCAAAGGTATCCCCGGCCCGGTGTAAATACTTGCTGCCTGATCAACCGTCCCGCCAAAAGCAGTTGCCCTATCGCCTATTGCCAAAAGTGTTTGGCTGCTTCCTGCACTTGTGACAAAAAATGATGCTCCTTGCCCATTTGCTGTACCGCCTTTTATACGCAATGCTGCCGCTGCACTTGTCTGCACGAAATTGAATCTAAATGTCGCATCCGGTGCAGCATTAAATCCTAAACTCGTTCCATTGTCTTGTATCAAGCTATTCCCCACCGCACTCGTACCCGTGAACTTTGCGATGTAGTTTGTCGTCCCCGTCCCCGTTACAGGGTTCGTCAGCGTTGCCTGATACTGCGGAATATTCAGCACGCCACCGGAATACGTGGCCGCACCACTCGTTCCCGTTGTGGTGAGCGTTATTGCTGCCCTTGCCCGTGCATCGGTGTAATAAAGCCTTGTCCCCTCAGCAACATCGGAAGTGGTGAGCGTGACGACCCCGGTGTATCCGTTTACGGAAACAACGCTGTCGGTGTTATCCACCTTCTCCCATGACGTCCCGTTGAAGATTATCCAGTCACCCATCTTCCAGTCGGAGATCCCGTCAATGGCGGTCGAGCCGTTGACAGAGACGACATAGTAGTTGCCCTTGGTTCCTGTCGAGCTGCTGATGGCCGGAGTGTTGGTGGATGCGTTCCATGTCCCCATGTATTTCACACCACCGACAAGAGTCGATACCGTCCCCTGCAATTTGCCGAACGCCGAGAGGATGCTGTCGGTGGAGGTGATGGTTCCGGCGGCGATATTAAGACCCGTGAGAACCTTGGATATGACCGCCCCGTTGTCAAGCACTACGGCTGCCGAACCCGGTCCGGCTGCCACTGCCTCTCCCGTGAGTGCCGTGATATAGTTTCCTGCAACCTGCTTTGAATTGAACGCCTGCCAGTCGGATGCCGAAAGCAGTCCGCGTGCCACGGCTGAAGCCGATGGGATATTGAAGGTGTGTGTCGTGCCGCTGCTGTTGATGGAAAAGTCATTGCCGGCCGATCCGACGGCGAGCTGATGAGCCATGCCCTCAAGTCCGTTGATGGACTTGATCAGATACGTCCACTCGGTATCATAGTTCGTCGATGTCTTCTTGACAAGCGCCTGTCCCGTCAGACCGGCTGCGGGAACACCCTGCCCGACGGGACCCTGTGGACCCGCATTGGTGTTGATCTGGAGTGTCGGGTTGTTCGGGTTATTTATGACTGGCGTTATCGTAGGCATTGTGTTCTTTTTTGGAGCGACATCTTAATATGGGGTGGTGTCAATGTTCCATGTCATGGTCAAGGGGAATAGGACATAGTTGGTTCCTGACAAGGTGCATGACTGATTGACGGTATCCACCAGGACCTGCACATCACCTGCGGGAGTGATGCGGAATATCTTACGCCCCTCATAGATGGCTTGCGATGCAAAATCAGTTGTGCCGGATGCGTTCTTGTAATCGGCAGCCTCCACGTATTCCGGAAGCTGACAGTACACTGTCTGTAACGGCTTGTAATACCCAACAGGAAGTGTCGCCACCGTCACCCAGGATCCGGTGGTAAATGTTGATCTCGTCTTGTAGACTATTATGTGCATGGTCACTGTTCCATACACGCCGCTTGATACCTTGTTGACGTAGTTGCCGGTAATATTCCAAACAATATCGCGAGCGAAATTCCATCCCGATGCAGCGGTGAGCGTGGACGAGGTGAATGCAGCGGAGCCACCTATAAGTGATGCCAGGCTGTCTATCTGCTTTTTGACTCTGAGTCTTGTCGACATCGAGTTTGTATCCGCCACGATGGTTCCGGTCGTTGTGATGGGTCCGCCCGTCAAACCATATCCCGTTCCAACACTTGTCACCGTGCCACTACCCGTTGCTATTGTCCAGGATCTGTCCGCACTCAGGTCATATGCGACGCCATTGATGGTCAGTGTCCTTGATGTAGACACGCCACCAAGTCCCGCCAGGGTATAGTTCGGAACATTCAATGCGCCGGTGGTAGAATTGTACGTCGATGCCCCGCTGCTGCCGGTAGTTGTAAGGCTTATCGCCGCCCTTGACCTTGCGTCGGTATAGTACAGATTTGAACCTTCCGCAACCGCATTAGTGTTTAGCGTTTGCCAGGTCTTATCGCCCCTCCAATATTGCGAGGTAGTGCCAGCGGAAATGACAGGCTCCCCACCAAGACCCGACAGGGTATAGTTCGGTATGTTGAACGCTCCCGTAGTTGAATTATACGTTGCCGCCCCACTGCTGCCGGTAGTGGTTAGCGAAAGGGCGCTCCTTGCGCGTCCATCGGTATAGTACAGGTTTCCGCTTTCCGGCACGGCAGCGGTATTCAGTGTCTGCCAGGACTTGTCACCCCTCCAGTACTGCGATACTGAACCGAACGCAATGGCATTCTCCTTGCTGTTGAAGATGCTCCAGTCGGAATTCGACAGCAACCCACGGTTTGAACTCGATGCCGTTGGGATGTTGAACGTATGTATCGACCCGGCACTTGAGATGCTGAAGTCGGCTCCCGATGTGCCGGTGGCAAACGTCTGCGTTCCGGCTGACAATCCATTGAGTGATGTGATGCCTGTATTTATCGTCCACGACCTGTCTGCACTCAGATCATAGGAGATGCCGTTGATGGTGAGCGTACGGCTTTGCACAACACCTCCGAGACCGGAGAGCGTGTAGTTCGGTACATTCAGCACCCCGGTAGCACTGCTATAGGTGGCAGCGCCGCTCGACCCCGTAGTAGTAAGGCTAAAGGCTCCACGCGCACGGGCATCGGTAAAGTACAGGTTCGTGTTCTCCGTCACCACCGATGTTGTCAGCGCCTGCCAAGACTTGTCACCCCTCCAATACTGAGATGTCGTTCCAAATGCTATTGCAGGCTCCTTGGCATTGAACGTACTCCAGTCGGCACTACTGAGTGCGCCCCGGTTGGAGGCGCTTGCCGTTGGCACGTTCAGCGTGAATGTCCCGGATGTCGTAATAGGCGAACCAGACACATTGATGTCAGTGCCGGTTGTCCCGGACGCAAGTCCAACGGAAGTGACTGTGCCACTACCTTTGGAAGAAATGAGCGTCAGAAGGCTATCGACACCTTTCTGCCTGTAAGCGCGTGTACTGAGAAGGCCAGTATCCGATACCGATGTGATCGTGAAGCTCGGATAGCTCCCGCTCACCGTGGTTGTCCCTGCACCCGTGAGTGATACGATCTGGTCTGGCGCGGTATTGGTGACGGTGATATTCCCGCTTGATGTGACCGGACTGCCCGATACGGATATGCCGGTTCCGGCAGTAACGCCGACACTGGTGACCGTACCGACATTGTATGTCACGTCAGTTGACAGATTCTGCGTAGTGCCGTTGATGGTTATATTCCTTGTCTGCGGAACCCTTGTGGCGATAATTGCACCGAGACTGTCGTCGCCCTTTTTCCGCCATGCGCGAGTGGATAGTACGGAAGTATCCGCACTCACAAATCCGGTGGATGTGATGGTCGTAAAACTCATGCCTGTTCCGGCAGCAACACTCATCACTGTTCCCCCTCCAAGGCTCCCCAGTATGCTGATGACGCTATCAATCCCTTTCTGCCTGTATAATTTCGTACTGAGCAGCGCCGTATCCGCCTCCACATACTGCGCCACCTTGCGCACCCCGTTTCTCGCATCACGCACATAGTTACTAAGCATGGAGGATGTGTCGCTGATGTTGACCTTTGTTGCTATGATTGCTCCGAGACTATCGGCAGCCTTCTGCCTGTTGGGCCTGGTGGAAAGTACGAGGGTGTCTGCATTGACGGATCCGGCGGACGTGATGGTGCTGAAGTTCATCCCTGTCCCCGCCGATACCGATGTCACCGTCCCTGTCCCACCTGCGGTGACCGTCCAAGACCTGTCGGCTGAAAGATCGTAGGAAGTTCCGTTTATTGTGATGGTACGGGATGTTGGCACGCCGCCAAGTCCGGATAGCGTATAGTTGGGTACGTTGAGCGTATTGCTGCTGAAGGTTGATGCACCGCTGCTGCCGGTGGTGGTAAGGGTGATCTTGTTCTGCTTGATGGCGTCAAGGCTGTCGACACCCTTCTGCCGCCAAAGGCGAGAGGAAAGTACCGCCGTATCCGCAGACACCGTACCGGTTGATGTAATGGTCGTAAAATTCATGCCAAGGCCCGAAGCCACACTTAGGACTGTTCCTCCGCCCAGGCTTCCCAATATGCTCAATACGCTATCGATGCCCTTTTGCCTGTAACTTCTCGTACTCAGCACAAGGGTGTCGCCGGCAATGGATAGTGTGCCGCTATCGGTTATCGGAGAACCCGTGACCGTGATGCCCCTCGAACCCGTTGCTCCCACATAGCGTACCGTACCGGATCTGTATATCGGAATGTTGAGCGTGTCGCCCGAAAGCGTTGAAGCGCCTGTATTCCCATTGGTCGTAAGTGTCAGCCTGTTCTGCTTGACAAGGGAAAGGCTGTCGGACTTCTTTGAGACAAGTGCCTTTGTGGCGATGGCCGCCGTATCTACCGACACCAGTCCGGAGTCGGTGAATGCCGTGAAGTTGGTGCCGACGCCCGGTTTGACTTTCAGCACTGTTCCCTTCGTATTGATGATCAGCAAAAGACTGTCATCACCCTTTTTTCGCCAAGCGCGTGTGGACAGCACCGTGGTGTCGATGTTGGTTCCAGACATGTCACTCCACCTAACACTCAGGGAGTCCCACCAAAGAAATCTGTTGCGCTGATTGCTGAAGATCAGCAGGCCGTTGCGCCTAAGTGGATGTACCGACAAGGTGTCGGCTACCCTTGGGATCATCAATCCCTTGTCTGACCCGACTATCGGGCCGATGCTCACATACGCGCTGCTGTCCGTACCGGTTGGGCGACCGATGGAAAGCCTGTACCGGTAGATATAGTCCGGCATGTTGTTGACAACCTGGCCCTGCGTCACATAGGAGCAGAGCATCAGAAGGATTATGATTATCTTTCTCATGTCGTGGTGTACATTACCCTTACCCACTCCATAGGCCCAAGCGCATACGGGAAAGTTATCTGTCCGGTGGCACTGGTGAACAATACCTCGGACTGCTCCGGTATGCCGGTTGTCACCAGCTTGATCGTTACGCCACTTCTGACAATGTCAAGGACCGTGCGCCCGATGAGTACGGGCAGCACAAAGCTCGACTCGCCACCAACGACGGTGGTGTAGTACACAACACTCACACCGCCGGCGGATACGCCCGGATTCAAGGTCGTGACATTGGTTACAAGCACGCCGCTGTCAGCCGACCCCACACTGGAGGCGAAGACCCGGTAGTAGTAAAGGGTCTGCGCACTGAGACCGGTGTCGCTGTAATACGTATTCGGATTGCCGGATGATACGGTCGACCAGGTAAGTCCATCCACGCTGCGTTGCAGGGTGTAGGATGTCGCCAGATAGGACGGCGCCCATACCAGGTTGACCTGGGAAGACGATACCGCCGTAGCCGTAATGGATCCCGGGGTTGCAATCTGTGAGCCGATGGCGTCGTTGACGATAAAGTAGCTGCGTTGTACAAAGGGCAGGCTGAGGCCTCCGATGACGCCTTCCATGACGAACTCGTACCATCCCGGAGGAAGGAACATGTCGTTGGCGGTCTTGCGGAGTTCCAGGATCTGGCCGTTGATGGTCATCCCCGATCCGCTCGTGAACTGAATGAGAGATACTTTCTCCGGATCGTTGATGCGCACGATGCGTGCGATGGCGTAGGTAGCCGGTGTATTGCCGGAGATGGTAAAGTCCTGCACAAAGGGATTCCCCTTGTAATAGTTTATGGTGAAACTACTGGCCTCTTTACCTACAATAGTTGGCATACGCAAATTTAGCGTATTTTACGCAATTTACGCCACCAAAAAAAGAGGCCCTCCGTAGAAACGGGGGCCGGTTAAACCAAAAAAACAGCACAACATTCAGGGGCGATGCCCCCTTATGCAGATACTATTCTTATGGCTCTAAAGTATTACTTTTTCGCCATTGCGGGTAGTCTCTTTTTAAGCTCCACTCCTTTGTCGCTGAATGCAAATTCAGCAAGCTGTTCGGCGGTCTCCCGTTTGGGGTCAAGTACCATGATGAGCGCCTTGGTCTCTCCGTAGTGTGCCTGGTTGCGCACATGTCCAAGATCGATGGCGCCGGACTTGAGGGCCTGGTTGACCATGCCGATATACCTGGCCATCGGGGAGTCGACGGTCTTGAGGAACAGTTTCGGGTCGCTGCTCGCCTTGCGGATGTAGTCCGCCCTCACCTCTGCCAGACTCCTGTCGCGGTCACCCTCTTTGGTGTTGACACCAAGGAATGCGGCATGCGTCATCATGGCCTCATCATCGGCCTGCAGTGCAATGCCTTCGGCCTTGTGACGGTTCTGGATAAAGTCCACCTCGCTGCTGTACTCCTGCTCCTTGTTGACCAGGGTGTACACGGCAGGCTCCTTGGATATCCTTCCCTCCTTTCCATCGTATTCATCACGCGCCATCAGACACGCGATCTTCTCTGCATCCTGCGGATACTGTAGGGTCAGTGTGCCGTTGTTGAACTCCGGACGCCATTCGTTGGCATCCGCATAGTTCTTATCCACCTTCTCCTGGTCATCCATCCATATCGACTTGATGCCGGGGATGAACCGGATCACACGGCTGCGTCCGCTCTCCGGGTCATAGGACAATACCTTCGGTGCCAGCACGCGCTTGCGCTGGTAGGGTGGTTCATTCGGAGTTCGGGGAGTTATCTTATCGAGTAACTGGAAGACATACATGCCTTCCTTGAGTGCGCCCCCACCGGCCACTGCTGCTTCCGTCTTAGCCATACGAACAATGTTTTGTTTACTTAATTGTTACGCAAATATAGCGTAAAAGCCGTATTTTTTAAAATTATAGATGGTTCATGCGATAGCCCGACAAAAAGAAACTCCCGGTGGAAACCGGGAGTTGATTGGCTGGTGGGCCGTATGGTTGGAAGTGGTAAGCCTTAGGATGCTCTGAAGATCACGCACTGGTTTGCGGCCTGGACCTGCACACCATAGTGACCGACGATGACGTTACGAAGTTCCTGAACCGCGGTCTTGTTGGTTTCGGCGAGACCACCGTACTCGTAGGCATTGAGTTCCATACCGGGTTTCACTTCCTGATAACGGAGAGCGATGGTAGGGAGTTTCTGTGCCGTTACGGGGTCGGTACCGAAACCCTGCGGGATCAGCAGACCGTAGTTCTTGTACTTGTAAGTGCTGGGAACCACACCGAACATCTTCTCGGGCTGGAAGCCTGCGTACTTCTTGAAGTGGAAGTTGAATCCGTCGATGTAGTAGCTGCTGAAGCCGAGCTGTGCGCTGACCTCTTTGCTGCCGCCTACGCTGCCGTAGAGGATCGCGCCCTGGTTGTACTGCGTGAACAGTTTGGCGTTGATCTCCTGGTGCTGATAGGTGTCGCAGAGGTGGTGGATCTCGGTGTTGGCGCCGTTGAAGTCCAGTTCGCGAGTCACGGACTGGAAGTCGGTGACGGAGTTCAGGGAGCCGCCGGTGTAGGTCAGTTCGGAACCGCCTGCCAGGATCTGCTGGAGGATGCCCTTGGTGCCTACGGTGCCGTTGGAGGTGATGCCTGAGTTGGTCACGTCAACGCTGAACATGGCCAGGAGTTCCCGGTTGTTCAGAAAACGCTTTTCAGCCTCGGAAGTACCGAAGTACTTGTAGTAGCGCATGCCGGTGGCGGGGTCTGCCCACTCGATCTTTTCCATCGCTGCCTTGTCCGTGATGTGGTAGTCCTCGCGGATCTCCGTCACGGAGTTGCTGATCTTGTCGGTCAGCGGCTGAATGGATGCCTGCACATCACTTGCCTCGCCTACGTGCTGCAAACCCTGGAACAGCAGCCAGTCGTTGGCGGCGGGGTTGATGCGGACGTCGGACTTGAGCGGCTTGATGGTGTAGGTGTGTGCGCTTGCAGTGGTGGTGGTGATCGACGTGATCTTACCCAGGGCGCCGGTGTTGGCCCACATCACTACCTCGCCTACACGGCCGGGTGATTTGGTTCCGGAGTCATAGTGGGATCCTGCGATGACGGTCACTACCACGTCTGCACCGGCAGTGGCGCCGCCTGTGATGGAAGCCACCTGAACGGCTGCATGGCGCTTGCGGCGCTCGTAGTGATAGAAGTCGCGGTTTTCTGTCTTTACCTTGCGGCCGAGCATGTCGAGCAGGAAGGTGTAGTTTTCGCTGCCGTATTTCTCGACGAGCTTCTCGGTGAAGCTGCGGTCAAGAATTTGCAGAGCGGAGATGAAGGACCTGTTGGCCGTTGTTGCAACGAGTCCGGGTTGATTGGGGGAATGAGCTGGCATATGAGTAAAATTGTTAAGGTTCTTAAAATGGTTACGTGTGGGTTCGCCACCGCCATTTCACCTTAACCAAGGAGGAAGTTCTCGTAGTCTCTTTTGGACTGGTCTTCCGCGAAGTTGCCGGCAGGGTTTGCGATACGTGTATCTTGGACGTTAGCGACACCCTTGACAAGTTCAACCTTGGCCTGGTTCATGGCCCTAGTCACGGCGGACTTCATGACCTTGTCGAAGTTCTCGACCAGGTAGATGTCCTTGAGCAATTTTTGGGTGTCGTACTTTCCGTCCTTGGTGTATCGACTTTGAATGTAAGACCAGTAGTTGCTGGCCTTGTTGCTCAATTCCGCTTTTTCTGCGTCCTGTATCGTGTACTCGTGAGGGAACTGAACATCCTTGTCGCTGATCCCTAAGTCGAGCTTTGATAAAGAACGAATATTTTCACTGAGCGATTCGTTGAACTGATCTCCGAAACTGCTCAATTGGTTCACAAAATTTTCCGCCTCCGGGTTCGGCTGCGCCGTAGTACTTGCCGCAAAATCCGGAAGCGCGATGCTGTCCTTCAATCGGGAGAGGAACTCCTTGGCGGTCTTGGATTCCGCGGTAAGCTTTCGCTGCGCACGTCTCTCCCACTTGGCATACTCGGACTCCTCGACATCATCCTTGCTCACGCCGACACCGAACTTCTGCTCGTACTCGTCGTTGATGTCCTCCTCGGTGTAGTCGGGGTTGTCGATCTGCATCTTGAGCTTGATCACATCCTCCGCACTCATGGACTCCACGCCACTGAGCAGCTTTCGCTGGTACAGTATGTCGGCGAGTTCGTCCTCCTTACCCTCTTTGATGGCTTCAAATAACTTCCTGCTGTTCTCGCTGAGTTCTATCTCAGGCTTCCTGTCGAGCTGGGCAAGCAGGTCATCCCATTTCTCGAACTTGTTCTGCGTCTTCTCCTTCAGTATGGCATCGTAGTCAATCTGCGGTGCCTGGCTATCGGTCTGCTGCTGTGCGGCAGGATCCGGAGTCTGTGCATCCGGCTTCTGCTCGTCGGTTGCCAGCGGCGCTGCGGCCTTTGCCTGCTCATACAGGCTGTCCTCCACATACACCGCTCCGTTCACCGGCTCCAATGCGTCATATTGACTCTGTGGGAGCAATAATTCGCCTTGTTCGTTTCTTACTTCTTCCGCCATACTAAGGATTTCCTACGCAAATATAGCGTATTTTACAAAGTTATGCGTAAAATATTTGGTTTAATCCTCGGTCTCTGCCTCCTGCCCTTCTTGCGGACCCTCTGACTCCGGCATCTCCATCTCCGATTCCATTTCGGGTTGCTGCCCTTCTGGCGACTGCATGCCTTCTTCCATATCCGGCTGACCTTCCTGCTGCTGCATCATTGCCTCCTGTTGCGATTCCATCATCTCCTGCTGCATCTCACCGGCCTCCTGCTCGTTGCGTGCCGCCTGCAGTTGCTGCGAGCCTACCATGTTCTGCATGAAGGCGGATACCATCGACTGGAATTCCTGCGGCATCTCGGAAACCGATTTGCCCATCTTCATCCACTCAGAGAGGATGGTGTTGACCACCTGACCCATGACCTGTGTCTTGGCGGCCTCATTGAGCATCTGCTGCTTTTTGAGGTCGAATTGACCTTTACCCTGAAGCAGCAGGGCGTCGCTTTGCGCCTTGTTCTTTGCGACCTGGTCCTGTATCTGTGCCTGCACCATTGAGTTCTGCTGTGCGGACTCCTGCTGCTCCCGCTTGCGCTTGGCCTCGTACTTGCCAAGGTATATCTCAGCCAGTTTGACGTTCTCCTTTGCGATGCGCCTGACCTTTACAGCCTCCTCAAAAGTGATCAGACCGGCGGATAGCGCGGTCTGTGCCATCTGCTCGATGTACATTCGGTCGGTATCGGTGGGCGCCATGTCAATCTTGATGTCGAAGATTTTTCCCTCCATCTCATCAGGCGTGATGCCGTATTCCCTGGAACCCGTCTCGACGATGTCGTACCAGTCCATGATGGCGATGCGCTTGGCGATGCCCTCAAGGATGCTCAGAAATCCACGGTACACGAAGTTGGTGGCCCGGTTGGAGGCGCTGATCTGGTTGTTCATGACGCCCAGTCCGAGCTTTGGATTGACGGACTGACCCTCTACGTATTCGTTGGTGCCGAGGTCGCTGCGCAGCTTATCGATCCAGAAGTTGTATTCCCGGTCGAGCGCCATGAGGCTTTGGGCGTTGCCATTGCTCTCGATGGGTTGGATGGGTGCGCCGTTACGGGTCTCTCCATCCTCGTCGAGGTCGGTGTAGTACTGGATGCCCGTCTGGTCGTACATGGCCTGAAGTTCAAGCGGAGACTCCGCATCCTGACCCATGCCCAAGTGTACGCCCTGCAAGGCCCGTGTGTTGACCAGCAATCCGTCGGGGCGCATCTTGGCGATGAGTTGCTGCTTTTTAAGCTGGATGAGCGAGAGCATCCTTATCGCCGTAATGGACCGCTCGGTGAGCGAGATGTTGACCATGTCCCGGTTGTTGGGCATGAATCCGACATAGTTGGTGAACGCCTCGTGCATGGCGTAATGCGGCTTGATCATGTTCTCCATGACACGCCACTCAAGCATCTCGTCCGTGGTGCGAGAATAGCAGCCGGTGTACACGACCTTCAGGCGCTTTTCGATGAGTGTCTTGTTGTCGCCCAGGTATTTTGGCCTTTCCTTCTTCTCGTTCAGCACGCTCTTTCCGTAGCTGTCGCGCTTCTCCACCCACATGCGCTCCTCGGTGGTGACGATCTGGAAGTGGAAAAGCTCCACCACGCAGTCATCATAGGGCCGGATCAGCATCACCCGGAACTCCTCCGCCCAGGAAAGTTCGGCCTTGCCACCCTGATCGGTGCGCTTGAACATGTCGAACAGGGTTCGCTCGTTGATCTTGGGGAACCTGGCCCGGATGTCGGAGACCTTCATCTTTTCCAGTTCTCCAATGACCGTGGAATCCCTGAAGTCGTCGTAGTTGCTCCACGAGTAGATGGTGTTCTCCGGTATGCAACGGCGGTATTTCTTTGCTCCGTTCTCGTCCTTGTAGACGAACGCCCATGCCATGCCGACCTCAACCAGGTCGTAGAGCATCGAACGCTTGAAGACCTCATAGCCTCCGTCATCAAGGGCGTCGAGTATGCGTTTTTGGAATTTTACCTCCTCTGGAAGCTTGTGTTCCGTCTCGAAGTATAGCGTCAGGTCATCGTAGTTCTCAGGGATGTACTTGTTGGGGTCCACCAGCGGGATGCCTGCCTGTTGCTCCAGTCCCGCAATGACGCCGCCCATGTTCATAGCGAATTCAGCCTCATTGATCTCCTTTTGCCGCTGCTGCTTGGAGTTGTCATCGACGGCCGTGACCGTTGGGCGCTCCTCCAGTTCCATGAACCGCTCTACGACGATGTCGAGGAATTTGGGCAGGATGGCCGGCGGTGTCATGTCGAGCTTTACGTATGCGTTCTTGCCGTCTATGCCCATCAGGTCAAGGAACTCCCGCATGTCATGTCGCCCCTGGGCGATCTTCCTCAGGTCGGCGAATCGCCGGTTGCGCTTTACGTAGTAGCCATTGAGGCCATCGCGGATCGTGTTGACCATCTGCCTTGCAACGGTCCGCCCGAACTCAGGGTCCGACTTCTTGGACGGAGTCGAGGTATGGAACTCGTACAGGGTTTGGCTCAAAGGCGCTTGGTAACTCACGGCAAAATTAAATTTTGTCAAATTTACGCTTTTTATACGTATGTTTGTGTTGTAGAACCGCCGACACGGTATCTGAACTGATTTTGGCCCCGTTTGGGCGGATGGGTGTCGGCCCTGAAGTCCTAACGGGGTTTTTATTTCCAATGCTTGGAAGCGACCAAAGAAGTCCCAAGATGGACATCACCATTCTGAAGAATATCGCCTTTGACAACAGGATCAGCCTAAAGGCCAAGTCCTTGCTTCAGATTATGCTTCTACTCCAAGATCATACCGTCATCCGGAAAAAGGACTTAACGTCCTACTGCAAAGACGGGTATTCCGCCGTTACATCCGCCTTTAGTGAACTTGAAAAGAAGGGTTACGCTGAATGTATTTGCCATAAAACCGCAGCCGGAACTTTCGAATATTCCATTAGGGCCTACCCTACCCCCTTAACCGATAGCGATTTTCCGCAACGGATAATCCGCAGCGGTAAATCCGCAACGGATAATCCGCAGCGGAAAACCTCCATTTCAAATACAGAATACACTAATACAGTAATACATAATACAAATACAGAACACACACACACAGGCAAAGACAATTTTTTAGCGCCTGAGGAAGAAGAAGTAAAGGCATACTTCCTTGAAAACGGCAAGGATCTCAAGCAGGCGGAACTATTCTACAACAAGAATTCCGCCATCGGATGGGTGGACAAGAACGGCAGAAAGATCATGGACTGGAAGGCGTATGCAAAGGGGTATTGGTTCCCGAACATCCGCCAGGGAACCCGACCGGGCAGCCTCAAGGTTGTGCCAAAAATTGAAGAACGAAAATTCGTAATGTGAAATCAGGAGCATCAGATCTGGTAAACGCCATCCATTCCGTCAGACAGGCGTATGAGCATTTTGGTTCTTTCCAACGAGAGAACCCGGGAACCATTGGCGCAAGGTTGATGAAGCAGTACTGCGCAAAATTGGAATGGATTTATGGCGACATCATTACATACCCCCTTTTCCCCCAGGTGATACGAGACGGCATACGGGCAGAATGGGAGTCGGATGTCTTCACCACACTGGCGATACAGGAGAAGATCGCCAAGCTGAGTCCGAAAGAGCGAGAGGTAGTCGAGACGATCATCGATTGCATCATTGCCGGCGATGACATAACAGTTGAAAAAAGTAAAGAAGATGCTTCACATAAGTCTATTTAGTGGAATCGGAGGGTTTGATCTGGCATCCGAATGGATGGGTTGGACAAACATTGCCTCGTGCGAAATAAATCCATTTGGAAATAATGTCTTGCAGTATCATTGGCCTGATGCGTACCACCATGATGACATACATACACTCACCTACGAAAAATTAAACTATGAACTCTCAAAAAGATTTGGGGACAATTGGAGAACAGATGACATTATTCTCACCGGTGGATTTCCCTGCCAACCCTACTCCGCAGCCGGAAAAAGACTCGGCAAGGAAGACTCTCGACATCTCTGGCCGGAAATGCTTAGAGTCATTCGGGAAGTTCAGCCAACATGGGTCGTGGGAGAGAACGTTTTCGGCCTTATTAATTGGTCGGGAGGACTGGTATTCCACGAGGTGCAAGCTGACCTGGAAGCTGAAGGGTACGAAGTACAATCGTATGTACTTCCAGCTGCAGGTGTCGGCTCTGTCCACCGCAGAGACAGAGTTTGGTTTGTTGCCCACACCAACAACCCAGGAACCGGAATCGGATTGCGAGATGAACGAGAACGGAAGACGGAAGACAACGGATGGGAAGAGCAGTCATTCTCTCAACATAGGTCGGATGGCAAGTATGGGGATGCTGCCGACACCACAAACAAGGGACGAGAAGTATGGCAGCAAAATGGAGGATGGCAGAACGAAACGGAAAATATCACAAGGATGGACATTTGGTCTGAACGATTATGCAACAATGGGATTGCTCCCGACCCCGAACGCCTTCGATTGGAACTCAGCCAGGACACCCGAAAAATGGGAGATAGACAAGGAGAAATGGGCAGAGAAGGGGGTGAATTTACAAATGCCATTGAAGCAAATGGCAAGGTTACAAATGCTGCCGACTCCGACCGCAATGGATTCAACGAATGCGACTGCGAAGATGAAGAGCAGTCAAGTCAAGGAAGGTTCAATGCATTCGGTGACATTGAGCAGAGCAATGGCAATGGGGATGCTGCCGACACCGGCAACGAGAGATTACAAGGGGGCGAGATCTTCGGAGGCATTGGAAGCATCGGGCAGAACGGAAACAAATTCACTTCCGGATGCATTCGCCCAGACTGGGAAGAGTTCCCAACTCAATCCCCAATTTGTGGAAAGTATGATGGGGTTTCCGACTGGATGGTTAGACATATAAAGCCGGAAATATATGCCACAATCACTGAAAGATACACCGATCAAGAATTGCAGGAAGTGTGGGATATCCTTCAATCGGAGGAAATTCGGGAATATCTGGGAGGATTATACAAGATACATGAGCCGACAATACTGCTCAAAGTCTTGCAGTTATGTTCGCCCTCCAATACAGACGAGAAAGGGACATCTGCATTTAGCGAGGAAACATCGGAGGCACTACTGCGAAAACTGCGGGAGTACGGAACATTTGCAAATACACCACAAGGACGAGAATTGGAAAAACAATTCAAGGAACAATTTGCAGACACTATGCCGTACTTGTCACATGAAATTGCACTGGTTGCTATGGAAGTCGAGAGGAGGACAGTTTCCGCTTGGTCAAAGTGGCGAAACGAATCCATCAAGGCATACGGGAATGCAGTAGTACCTCAGATTCCATATGCCATCTTCAAGACTATTGAAGAATACGAGAATACTCAAAAGAATTTATGATCTCTTGGTCATTCCCGGATGCCATCAGATTACATTTCAGTTAAACCAAAAAACAAAATAACATGAATACCAAATCGGCTCTTTATGCCTCCGCACTTTTGCTCATAACGTTAAGCCTGACAGCGATTCTCGTTGCTGGCGCATTTTACTTTCCCGTGTCCACGCTATTTACGCTCGTTTTGATTTTATGGATCCTGGTGTATAAAACTCATAAAACATACAATGGATAATCCCGCAAGCACGACATACAAACTGGTTAGAGAAAGTGACGGCTTGACCAAGCAATCGGACAAGGTTGGATGGGTAGAGTGGAACGAGGATGACTCGGCTAATACTATCCATGATAGTATCGCAGTGGGCAGGTCGTGCATCCTTGGCCCATTCAGCGCAGGGTACAGATGGCTGACCACAACCGTCACGCAAATCATCGAGCAGAGTGAAGCGCATGTGAAGTTTAGGACAAAGAATAGCGTGTATGAATTATTCATAACTAAATAACATGACACCGAAAGAACAGGCTTACGAACTATATCACGCTATGGGGTTTTCGACTTATACGATAATTAATACGCAAACTGGGGAGAGTGAACCCGTTCACAGGAACCAGTACGCTAAAGCTTGCGCAATGACAGCTGTTAATTACATAATAGCATCAAACCCACACAGTAAACCTCTCAATACAGATGTTTGTTCGACTATGGATTATTGGTTTCAAGTAAAACAAGAAATAGAAAAACTATGACACCGAAAGAAGAAGCTGTACAAATTGTAACATTGATTTATAATATTATCCCATCTGTTGAGTGTGGCAATCTTGATATTTTAGCAAGTAAAAAAATTGCATTGTTAGTAGTGGATAAGATAATAAACTCAGAACCTCGTAATCCATCCAATGTTGATTGGGATGATTGCGGTGGAACTCATGAGTATTATTACGAAGAACAACGAGAAGAAGCTGATAAATATTGGCGAGAAGTTAAACAAGAAATAGAAAAACTATAAACCAAATAACATGGCACAGAAAACGCCAATAAAAGAAGAATCTACTTACAGTTTCGGTGATTTTTCAGTTAGTGCAAATCAAATGGAAAAGGAATCTACTTACAAATTCGGTGGTAAGTTTACAGTTACTGCAAATCAAGATTTAGTTTCCACAATGCGTATCAATATACCTGTAAATAATGGTAAGTTTTCAATTAGCTCAAATCCAGAATTTACATTTTCCGTGCGGAACAATCCACCTATCAATGAAAAAATAGAATCTACTTACTACTATGCAAATACTCGTAAGGTGTTAATTAATGTATTCCCAGATTTTTTTCAATTACCATATCACAATCAAAGAAAAGCAATTAGAATGCTTATATGGTGGGCAATCAAACAATACTTTAAAACACTATTCAAAAAGTAAATTATGGCACAACAGACAATTAAGCACAAAAGCCATTCTTTTATAAATACCTTGTTATGTGCCATTTTTCACCATATTAGAACGATTGAAGAATGTAAATTTATTGACATGGTTGATGGTAGAGAGGTAGGGCAATTCGAATGCGTAAAGTGCCAAACTAAATTTATGGCTAATTCAAAACGCAGTTGGTTTCGTTCCTATAATTAAATGGCACATAAAATATATAAAATAAAACACATGGCACAACAAACGGCAGTAGGGTGGTTATACCAAAAACTTTCAACCGCATCATCGGAAGAATTAGTGGGAAGCATTAACGCATGGTTTGATTTTGCTAAAATTATTGAGAAGGAGCAGATTGCGCATGCTTACACACAGGGAAGTTACGATATGACAGATAAAGAATTTAGACCAGAACAATACTATAAAGAAACATATGGAGAATAACAAGCAGACTGCAGTAGAATGGCTTTTAGATATATTGGTTGAACACGGATATTTTAAGAAATTGCCCATAGCTGAATATCATAAAGCAAAAGCAATGGAGAAGGAGCAGATTGAAGATGCCTTTCATGCGGGCAAATGGAATGGATATGAATATGCTAAAGGTGAATCAGAAATAAAAGACGCAGCAGTACACTACAACGAAACATATGGCAATGAACAAAGGGGCAAGTAGTGTAGTCAATGCTTTGATCGCATTAAGACAGGCAAAGGAACATTTTGCTGATGCGCTGCGTGATAATCCCGGCAGCAAAAATAAATATGTCATAAATGCCACATGCCGGTAAACATTCATTCATTAATTTCATCTCCGCATCCATATAAACACCATTAAACCAAAAAAACATGGCATTATCAATCGGCATCAACAGAGACGTACAGGTATCATTCCCCATTGCAGATGTTAAGGAAGCAATTGAAAAAGTATGTGCGGCAAGCAAAAAGTTCTACCAGATAGAGAGTAGGGACGCCGTCATGAACACCTACACCGTTGCCCTTGTCGGCGGCTTTGCGGTAATTGTCCCGGCCACCATACAGCTCAAGAAAGTAAGTGACACCGAAACACAGATCATACTGACCTCGAACAAGGCGACCAACAGCGGCAACCAGGCCAATGAGATCGTCGATAAGTTCTTCGGTCTTGTATCCAAGGCGCTTTCCGGAGAGACCATTGACGAAAAAACGGTATCCGCCAACAAGTCCGGATGCCTCGGCATTGTCGTCCTGTTCATCATTCTGTTCTCCCTGTTCACAAGGTCATATAGCACAGAAGTGGATGCCGCCTGCAAGTTCGGGCAATGCGAGGCTATCGCTAAGTCCACCAAGGTGCAGTGCAAGAACTGCGCCATCTCCGGCACGAAATTCTGCAACACGCACAAGGAGAAGTAGTTTGCATCAATTCCTTGAGAAATCCAATCGTTACATGAACATTGTAAAGACAATCGCCTTCTTGTCACTATTACCGTCCTTTCTATTTGCCCAGATAAAGAACACGGAGGCGGAAGTATTGACCACAATTCCAATAGAAAACGGGAGGATAGTTTATGAGAAGGTCTTCATGCTCGATTCAGTGAACGACAGGGACAAGGTGTTTAACTCGGCAAAGGCGGCACTCATAAAAAACGTAAATTACAAATACGGCAAGATCGATGAGGACAGGGTTTCGGGAAGCATCAGCACACAGATAAGTTTCATGTTCTCCGCAAAGCCGGGCGTCGCAAGGATCAATCTGGCCGGCAAAGGGTTGCTGACAGTTGATGCCAGGGAGAACAGATTCAGGGTTCGGATAAGCAACAATACGGCAGAAAATCCGGGTCTGCTGATTTTGTTCGACATGCCGGAAACCCTCAACCGGGAAATTTTAATGGCCAACCAGGACAAATGGAAGGCGGAGAAAAGCGTTATCATGCCGTGGGACTCCCATCTGCGGCAGATCATAGATGCCTTTGGTGTATTGATATCCCAAAGTGTCTCGGACGACTTCCAACCCACCCCATAAAGTAAACTCATGGATTGACAACCCCAGCGGAAATGTCAACCTATGGGTTTACTTTTAATGCTGCCTGCTTGCGGTTGTGATTGCGCACAATCCACTCGATGCCGCTTTCTATCTCCTCGCGCAGGTATTTCATCCTGTACTTCACTACCTCCCTGACCACCGGCACACCACCGCGAATGGCCACTACCGGAAACCCGTAGTCATCCACGGCCTCAATCTCGAACAGGTTGTGCCTGATCAGCATCTCGCCCGGCTCTAACTCCGGATTGTTTTGCAATACAATCCACATGTACAGGGATAACTGCAGGTTGTACTTGCTGTATTCGCAGTCGTCCAGATGGCTATACGGCGGCAGCAGTTTACTCCAGTGGTTCTCGGTCTTTATCTCCTTGTTGGTCTTGTGGTCGGAGATGTGCGCCTTGCCATCGCATATCGCCACGACATCGGATTGCCCGCACACGCCAAGTGTTTCGCTGATGCGCTTGAACAGCAGCTTCTCAGGATACACACCCTCGGACATCTGAGGCAGCATGTCAATCTTCCTGCCAAGGTCGTCGTACCAGGGTGGGTTCACCTTGAGTTCCTTTCCGAACAGCGGCATGGTTTCCATACTCAGATACTTGCGCTCCAGATGGGCGTGAAGCATCGAGCCGATATCCGTCGACCTTTGGTTCTCCGCATCCCACAACTCAACAATACGCCAGGGGGGCATACCGTACCACTTGCTGCCCTTTTTCTTACTCACCTTGTCCGCAACTCCATTCTTGTCGAAGGGTGTCTCAAATCGGCCCACAAAGCCTGTGGCGCTGATCCACTCCACGCCCTGAAGATCCTCTGAGATGGACTCGTAGCGATGTCCCTTTTCATGAAAGCCTATCATGCCCTATTAGTTCTTGTTTTGTCCTTCTACGCCGCGCTTCATCCGATCCCTTGTCCGGGCCTCCTGCCAAAAAATGGCTTCCTCAATCTTTGTGATTGTAATGCTGTTCTCCCGGCAGGGGAATGTGTCGTTTAGGCTCTTGAACAAGTTCTTGACGTATTCAAGCATATCGACGGCCTGTAATCCGTTCACGCCTACGGCACTCACCGGATCGCTCTGTACGGTGAACTTAACCACCGGCGCAATGCCGGATACGTCATCCGCATTTTCGAGTTTGATAAATTTAGACAACTCATTGCTTTCCTTCATGGCGACAAGCGCCTTTTCAACATGTCTCATTTTGCTTACTGGTTTTTGGTTTGTAATCTATTTACAACTGGTATGTCCTCATGTACGGTTTCATCTTCTTGGCCTCCGCCCTTGTCTTCTTCACCGGGTCGCTGATGGCGACGGTTCCCAACTGGAATGCCACGGCGATGTCATAGAGTGTCCGCTCCTCCTCGCTGTATTCTTCGAGCTGATCGAGGATGTCATCGAAGTAGATCTTATGGCAGTACTGGTCGACGTATTCCACGCTCCGGTCGATCATCATCGAATAGCTGAACCCGTCACCCGACTTGACGCCATACTCCTTTCCCATCACCTTTCGCTTCCTGTTCGGATCTATGGTGTTCTTCGGCCTTTTCATGGCGTATGACATCTTGCCCTCGTCCATGAGAAATTCGATGTAGTCATCGTAGTCGCTCTCATAGCACAACTCGCACCCCCAGAACTCGCCGGCAAGCAGCATCTGCATGTGGAACTCCTTCTTGCGCCTTGGTCGCCCCCAGAACAAGGCGATTGGCATGCCCGTGTTCTCCGGGTCAAGCGGATTGAACTTGCTCCATACGATGGCGGCACCCTTTGACCCCTGCCCGACCACGATGGTGTTCTTGTATGGATCCGCCGTCAGAATGTATTTAGACCTGTTGGCCGGCGACACCTTTGATGTCACCGCATCGCTCATCGTTGCGTTCTCCTCGCTGCTGTCCGGGAAACGAAGTACCAGCCACATGCCGTCGGGATCGTTTATCCATGTCGCCTTGCCATCCCGGTCCCTGGTGAACCTGACACGCCGCAGCACCGGTCGCTTCTCTGTGAGGTATTCCCGCTGGTCACGGATGGCCGTGAGGTTGTAGATATTGGTATTGTCGTCGAAGTCGAACGCCTCCTTCTCGTTGAGCGGGAACATCCTTGTCTCCTCGTTGCGTGCGTCCATGTTACGGATGAGGGAACGGCGGTACAGGATGTATTCCTTTGCACTCATCTCGCACTGGTCATCGGTGGCGCCGTAGTATTCCTTCATCCATAGCTGCTGCTCGCGCGTCGGCTTCTCGATGATGCTGTTGCCGTATTTGTCAATGAAGGGAGGGTAGCCATCGTGTGCCGGACAGAAATACCGGTAGAGTCCCGTGGCGGTTATCTTAGACTCGATATGGTTACTCTCGTCCCACAGCACCTTATACCCCCGGCCACCCTTGGTGAGCTTGTTGCTCGTCGAGGGCATGACACAGAAGCCGACCTTCTTTCCGCCCTGCCGGAGGGTCTGCCTGACGATAGGCCAGTATTCATTGATCGGCACATCCGGCGGGAACTTACCGCCCTCGTCGACAAGTATCTCCGTCAGCCTGCCGGAGTCATAGGAGTTCAGCTCGGTATTTCTGAAGTCTATGCGGCTGCCGATGCCCTTGTCATCCTCGAACACCTGGCCCTTCCTTCGCTTCAGTTTGAGCTTGGCGGCACTGCGCTCCTTCGGCTTTCGGAACACAATTTGCATCTGCGAGTCCGGGTCTTCGATGTTGGTCGGCCTCAGGAATATCGGCAGCTGATCGAATCCGTTCTTTACCATCTTCACAAAACAGTCCTTGGCATCCTTTCCGGTCTTTGACATGATGCCGCAGAACGCCTTGCGGTTACGCAGGGCCGTCCTGACAAGGCATGCGGTCTCCTGGGATGTAGCACCCTCCCGGCGTTTTTTGATACGGATGACGCCGTCTATGCTCGGATGCTGCTGGCAGTAGTCCTTGAACAGGAACCACCTGCGGTCGCAGTCGCGATAGTCGGGTCTCTCATCGTTCTCAAGTGTCCAGTAGTTTATGTAGAAATAATGCTCACCGGTGATGTACACCAGCTTCTGGTTGTTGTAGAAGAAATATCCGTTGTCGATGCGGTCGAGTTCCTGATGGATGAACTCAAGCATCTGTTCGGTGTATATCGGATCCCCGTCGTCGTCGTAGTCAAGCTCGTTGAAAACCTCAGGCGTCTCCGCCCTGCGGAAGTACTGCTGTTTTGGTGGAAGTTCCCGGTTCGCGATCTTGTTTGCTGATGGGATCTGCGGGTACGTCACGGTTACGCCATAGATTTGCTCTTTCATAGGTGGCGAGTTTCTTGTATTTCCGGTATGACTTATGCAATTGCTTCTTTACGCCTCTTAGGAAGATCTTCCCCTCCTCGGTGAGATAGAACACTTTCATCACCTTTCCCTCCGACACCCCTACCCTTTCAACGGCCATCCACGGCGTGGAGGATACCGTCCGCTCCAATCCCCCGCTGATCACTTCCGCATCCAGCTCAAGGCGGCTCACCATTTCCCCGACCTTTGCGCCATAGGGAAAGTCAAGGAGTTCGATCATCAGTATGAGCCTGATAAGGGTCAGCTTGTCGTATTTACTCAGGATGTCATTGATGGCATACGACGTGCGCATCCACGTCTTTGTGTCAAGTATCCTGTCATCCCTGCTTGCCAACATGTTGTTCGCTGTTTATACGGTCCAACAATTCATTTACCTGCACTATCATATGCTCCTCCCATATCCGCTCCACCGTTTCTCTGTCCCACTTGCCCGACCAAAGCCTCTTGGACACCCAGTTGATCTGCCAGGCGAAAGCTTTGAGCATCGGCTTTCTTTTTTCCTCGGGTGCATTGACAATTTCGTTCATCATTGAAAGCGCCCTGGTGAACCAGTACCCGATATTCCACTCATAGGTGCTGTCGCTGCCCGGCCTGTCACCGCCTGACCACACCACGAGGTCCATCTCGCTGCGCTCATCATCTATCGACCGCCACCGCCCGTTCTGCTTCCAGGCAATCACCTCCGGCTCACCCTCCACCTGCCCGAAGAACTCCCACTTGACACCGGTGAACCGAACGAGCCTAATGACCTTTCGTCCGTTGCGTGTGCGGATCTCGTATCCGCTCTCCCAGTCGGAGATGCTGAATTCCTTCATGTCATTTGCTTTTAAGACTTGATTCAATAGGATTTACCGCCTTCTTCTTCTGGCTGTCCTCCGCCTCAATGCCGATCTTCTTTCTCAGTTTCTCGATGCTGTCGGTCATGGGTCCGAGCTTCTCGACAAGTTTGGCGAACCGGTCGAATGACTTGTCATCCCCGTCGATGCTTATTTTCACCCTGGCGAGGTCGGCTGCGATGTCGTTCCATTGCTTCAGCAGTCCCTCGTACATGCGGGCATACGGGTCGCTCTCAATGAACGCGACACGCTCCTTCAGCACCCTTATCTCATCCTCACCTATCTGCGGCATGGCCACGCTTACTTTTGCCATCAGTTCATTTTTATGATGTCCAGATCGATTCTTTCCTCATTACCGCTTTGGCTTGATACCAATTCCCCGATCACCATGCAGTATCCAAGGCCATTGTTCAGGCAATACTCTACGGCCAGCTCAAAGGTTGGCGCCGGGACGTTCGGTCCGCACCATGTCTTCAGCACGCCGTCATAGGGATCCACTGCATGTATTATCGTCACCCACTGCCTCACACCACCACGTCTTTTGCCGTCGCCAGGATGTCGGAGTATTTTATCCGGATGCAGGTGCGCATGCGGCCATTATAGGTGTACTCCATCTTGTAGTCCGACTTGGGATACGCGATGACGACATCCCCCGGCTCCACGCCCTCGCAGTCGGTACCCACCTCAAGCACGCGGAACTGGTTGGCGTAGGTCGTCACCGCACTCTCCGGAATTACGACATGCTCTACTCCTTCATACTTTCTCTCTATCCTCAGTGCCGTAATGAACCCGGATAGCGGTATCGCCTCCCCATTGGCACCCACCTTGAAATGTATCAGCGCCCTCTCGATGGCAAAAAGCTGCCGTCCGTCTTCGGTGTCGGTATCCATGTCACCAAGCAGATAGCCGTTGTTCACTTCCCGGCTGAAAGTGTGGTGGTGGCACAGCACGACATCGCCCGCCAGAAGGTCATCGTGCCGGGATGCCACGACCTCTGCAATCGTCGGCCTTGTCTTCTTCTCGTCATGGCCGAAGTCGGTGTTGCCCCATAGCCTGAGACCGCCCTCGGTCGTAAACTCGAAGTCTGACTTCTGCTTCATATCCACGGCCAGTATCACCTTGTCACCGACCGGCATGCCCCTGTCAATTACTTTCAACTTCTGCTTGTTTTTTGAATTCATCAATATCGACACTGTGTTCCTTCAGTATGTCATCTATGCCGGAGAATACCGCTGCAATGCCGTCAAGGAATTGCTGTGATACAGAATCGATGTCACAATTGATCCGCTTGGGCAGTTCAATGACGATGTCACGCAGGATAGACCATGGTTCAATTACAGGCGTCATGACAATTTTTGCATCTGCTTCCGCCTTCTCATTGCGCATCTGTTGCTCTCTTGCCATATTTGAGATGCGCTCGATCTCTATCTTCTGCTGTGCCGCAAGTACTTCCGCCTCCTGCTTTGCGCGTAACTCAGCCTCCAACCGCTCCACTTGCATCCTTGCCTCCGCCGCCTTGGCTTCGGCCTCTTTGCGGATACGCGCTTCCTCTTCTTTAGCCTTTATCTGCTCCGCTTTCAGCCGCTCGTTCTCAAGGCGCAGCCGCTCCCTTTCCTCTGCTTCCGCCTTTTCCTTTGCAATGCGCTCCTCCTCGGCTTTTCGTGCGGCATCCTCTACTTGCTGCTTCTGCTGCCTGGCATCCTCGAGCAATTGCTGAAACCCGTCTTCTGTGACTTCGCCAAGGTTCAGGTTTGCAATGAAGTATTCCCTGAGGTCGCCGACTATTTGCTCACGCTCGATGCGCAAGGCTTCGCGGAGCTTCATCTCATGAATTTCCTTGAACTTCTCCTGCTTTTCCAGGTGCGCCTCGATGGGGACGATGGCGGATTCGATGACATTGTACACGCCCTGTACCGCCCTTCCATACCTGAGTCCTTCCTCTTTTAGGTACTTGCGTGTCTTGTCAGCGTTGATTCGCACATCGCGCAATGCGAGTCTCGCCTCCCGTGCCATCTTCATCTCGCGTAACTGGCTGACATCCGTCACCACCAGCGACTCCGACCTTCTTTTCCACTCGATGGCCTGTGCCATGAACGGCTCAAACTTTTCGAGCAGTTCGGTGCGGTTGCGGTCTCCGATGTCGCCGTACTGATTAACAGTCGTTGACAGTACAGTCGTTGACAGCGACATCGATTTTGGTACGATGACCTGTGGGTGTTGCTCCTCAGAAAATAGCTTTTGTTCCGTGTACATGTGATCTGCTTTTATTGGTTCTTGTTTTTTTTCTTTGTCTGCCGATGCGCCTTTCTTCTGTCGCCGTTGAAGACGATGTTGGCATTTATGTAGTACACCTCCGGCTCAGTCGTCCGGGCGATGACGCCCCATTCCAGAAGATTTGTGACGGCGGAATAAAAGTTTCCGCCTTTC